GAAGAAGTGAAGACTTCTTGAGTTGTTGAATGAAGCATACTGGAAGATAAGACGACCAAAGTAACCGTGTGCAGCTACTATGTTGTATGTTTCTTCTTCTTGTCCGAACTTATAACCGTAGTTCTGAGACTCAAGCCCTGTAGTTTCTCTGATAAGAGATGATGTAACTAAAGAACCGTGCATTGCACTAAAGAGTGATCCCCCAAACATACCTGCTACACCAGCCATATGGAATGGGTGCATTAGGATGTTATGCTCTGCTTGGAACACGAACATAAAGTTAAAGGTACCTGATATACCTAAAGGCATACCATCAGAGAATGAACCCTGACCGAAAGGATACACTAGGAACACAGCAAATGCTGCTGATACTGGTGCTGAGTATGCTACACAGATCCATGGTCTCATACCTAGTCTGTATGATAATTCCCACTGTCTGCCCATGTAAGCAGAGATTCCGATTAGGAAGTGGAAGATTACCAACTGGTATGGGCCACCGTTGTATAACCACTCGTCTACAGTTGCTGCTTCCCAGATTGGGTAGAAGTGTAGACCTATAGCGTTTGATGAAGGAACAACTGCACCTGAGATGATGTTGTTACCATATAAGAAAGAACCCGCTACTGGTTCTCTGATTCCGTCGATATCGACTGGAGGTGCTGCAATGAATGCAACGATGAAACATGCTGCTGCTGCGAGTAAGCATGGAATCATGAGTACACCGAACCAACCAACGTAAATTCTGTTGTTTGTTGATGTTACCCATTCGCAGAACTGAGGCCATCCTTGTAAGATGCCTTGTTCCCTTTTTGCTATTGTTGTCATGAGGACGTAATTGAATTAATAAGGCACAAAGGGTAGTGCGGTATTAATATTTCACCAATCCCTTCACTGGTGATATGAAAGACGAGGTATTATAGTGCCTACAGAGGTCTTGGTTGGGAGCACTTTGAAAGATGTTTAAATCAACATCCCTCCATTTATATATGTTAACAAATGTTTACATAAAAGTCAATAGGTATATATACTTATTTACATATCGAATTCTTCTTTCATCATAGCCTTCATCATTACCACGAAGAGTGTGGTCAATGTGACAGTTCCTGCTGTTATCTCTAGGAACATAAGTAGGATGTTTGGTATGCTTAATGACATTAGATTAGTCCAAGAGATCCACATGTGATCCCTACTGTTAAAAAGAATATAAATTCAAACACGGGCATGAACCCTGCGTTCTTTATCATAAATTGAGTCATTTGTGCTTGTGCTCCTCAGCGTTTTAGTTTTAGGAATATACTACTTGAAGAATAGTATCACCGAATGCGATATATGCTCCAAGGACAGAGATGAAAATTGCTTGATACATGATAGGTAAAAATACTTATTAATATTATATAGGTATTTTTACTCTCAGTCAAGCCTGTGCTCCCTGATACACAGGAGACATAAGACCACCACCTTCGTCGTCATCATCATCTCCATCGGATGCTCTCAAGATTAACTCATAGAGAACAAGTGCAGCAAAAGGATAGAAACACCAAAGAACTGCGGTAAAAGGAGATATTGAATTTTCAGCGATGAGGCTGCCCATATGTATTAAGATTTGTTGCGAATAATTATTTAGTTATGTAAAGTTTTACACCCACACCTGAGTCAGTGTGCTGAGTGTAGCAGCACACATAAAGATGTAGGGTACAACTTTGAAAGGTACAGGTGCTCTATTCATTACACAATACCTGGAATTAGTTGGCCAGTTGTAAGATATGCTCCTACTGCTGCGATAACTCCTAACATGGCGAATCTACCATTGAGTTTCTCTGCTACAACCTTTTCTCTTTCGGGTTGTCTTCTAGTTTGTGTGACGTTTTCTACGTCTGCTGTTTTTGTTCCGAACATTATACTATACCTGGAATTAGTTGGCCTGTTGTTAAGTAAGTTCCGCATAGGAGAATGAATCCTAACATTGCGGGTCTTCCTACTGCTTTTTCAAAAATGTCTTTGTTGTTCATTAAAAAATACCTGGTACGATTTGTCCTGTTGTTGCGTATGCTCCGACTGCTGCTACGAATCCTAGCATAGCCATCCATCCGTTAAACTTTTCTGCTTCTGGTGTCATTGTTTTGTCCTGTGTGTGAATTGAATTAAAATAAGCCTGGTGCTATCCATCCGAATAGACCATAATTGATTGTGCCGATTACTAAACCGAGCATTGCGAGACGACCATTGACCTTCTCTGCATATTTCCAGTACTTGTGTGTAGTATCCATTAGAATACACCTGGAATTATTTGTCCTGTGGTAACGTATGCACCTAGCAGTGCTACGAATCCAATCATTGCCCAACGACCATTTACTTTCTCAGCGTTTTCTGGATAACTCTTATAGTCGATAGACTCATCAACGTATGAGAGTGTTTCTGTTGGGTACATGTTCTGGCGACCACCGCCTTCTGTAACTGTTGTCATTGTGCTTTATTAAGAACTGTAACAATATTATATAGGAAATCTTAAATTTTGTAAAGTTTCTTAACAATTGATTTTGTAGGGGAAACCGAACACAATAAAGGGGATCTTATGATCCCCATAAATTTTACTTATTTTCAAAACCTGGCGGGAGTCTCCCTGCGTACGGATCATAATCGAATACTTGTGGCCAATTGTCTATAGTGTTTGCATCATTTCTCCAGAAGTTCCACATACCTGTATGACTAGATCTATGAAACACATCCAAATGTTCTGCATGGATAGTAGATCCTAATTCAATCTTGTATAGGAACAAAGGAATAGCAAACGTATTACCAGAGTTATAAATCAAATCATCTGCAACTGCTCTTGGTTTAACACCTTGATCGAGTTTGTACTTATCTCCTCTACAATGTAACCTCACAAGTTTCTCTGCATGATGTCTGGTAATAATATAACATGCTGTAGAAAAATCATTAACAAATCTTCTATGCAGTTGTAAACTGATCTGTGCAGGATTAATAATTGCTAACTGAACAACATCAAAATCATATGGTAGTTTTGCTTGAAAGTCTTTCCATTCAAATGGCCAATACTGAACAGTTGAAATATCACAATCATCTTCCATCATAATTGCATATGGATCACCTGTTTCTAAGAACATCTTCATTGCATTGAGATGTGAGGTAACACATCCTATCTCACCACCAGACATCAGATCAGGATATCTACCTTTTAAGATACCACCTAGATCATCCTCTCTTCCATCATATGCAGATACACGAGTATAATTTTCTACCTGCCAGTAATTCAACATACTCTCTGCAGCAGCCCACCTACTTACCTGATCATCAAGATTAATCACATATACATGTGGAATACCTTTTAGTTTAAATGCTGCTTTATTCTTTTCCATCTTCGTCAGGTCTTTTGATTTTGTTCAACTCATTCAAAACATGAATCATTTCTTCTTGCAATCTTTCAATTCTCTGGTTAGCAGATTCAAGTTGTGAGTGTATGAAAGATGATTCATCTACATCATCATCTTGTTCATCAAAGATACTATCTACTGGTCTATCATAATAGGGGTATAACCAGTTCTCAATCTCATGTACAATGACCCAGATTATCTCATGGATACCAAAGAAGAATCTTTTTATTTTTTTAATTAATCTCATTACCATTGGAAGTTGTTTAACGATTTATTATCTTTGTGAAGATGCATCATCTTATTAGGGAAGTTGCAATGTTGTTTGAACATCTCAGGATAAGCATAGTCAGGCATAAGAGTATGTACATCCTTTCTATGAGTAAGGAAGAATTTGTTTAGATAACTCTCCTCATAATATTGACCTACAGAATCTCTAGGAATATCTTCCTTAGTCCATTGGTCTATCTGACGCATCATATCAAATACATATGGTATCTTACCACCCCATAGGCAACCTTGCCAGTACACATTCATATCAATAATATCATCACCAACATATGCGTTTGATCTTTGATTTCTATCATAAGAGCCAGGTGCTTGATGATGAGGCATCATTCCTAAGTAATGACATGGATGATGAACACCAAAATATTTTTTAGAATCATTGAAGAACTCATCATAATCAATTTTTTCTTGTGTGTATAGATCAGCATCTACAGATACCAACCAATCATAATCAGAAACTAGTTTTTCAATTTTTAATATCTCTTCAAAAGTTTTATAAAAAGTTTCTGGAAATCCATAGTGTGGTATCTCCATCAATGTAATATTATCTGGTGTACCCTCTAGTTCAGCATCAGTAAAAACAAAATACTGCTTCTCCATATCAGGTAGAAAATATTTTTCTAACCTTTCATACCATTCAGATAAAAATTCAGCATAGGATTCTGTACCCCAGAATGTAATTGCTACCTTATTAATTTTTTTCATAATAAGTACCCTCTATCCCATTGATACAGTGATTCAGCCTTTGAAGGGTCAATACTTATAGTTGTTTTTTCCTTTCCTTTTTGGTTTATTTTAATATTCAAAGATCCTCTCTCCGATACCTTTCCTATTATATCACATATTGATAGAGATTGACCACCCACCAGAAATAGTTGATGATATTTGGGGGAATCGTGATGAATCACCTTTAATATAAGAGTCACTAAATCATCTACATGAATCAAATCAATTTCACTTTTTAAGTTAGCATATATTTCTGTAGTTCTATTAGTGTTGAGAGAACTTATTAATTTATCCACCAAACCATTGACCCTATGCTCATCTATATCACCACCCCATACGTTAGAAACTCTAAGTACAACTGATTTACATGGAGAACTCATTTCAAGTTCCTGTTCCACCCGTAATTTAGCCTGTCCATATAAAGTACGAGGACATGGGTTTGAACTTTCTTTTACCCAAGTCTGATTTTGATGCATGTCTCCTGCAGTAGATACAAATATAATTTTGCCTTCGGGATTCTTCTCATGAAACTTTTGAAATAATATTTCACTATTAACAATGTCTAATTTAGTTTGATCCATAACACTTGTACGAGTGTTGGATGACCACCCTAAGTGAACTAGACAAGGAGGTTCTAGATGATCGTCTATAAAGATATCTTCTCTCTCTTTTCTTAAATCTCTATATGTGATAGTCTTTACTTCAAAATTATTTTTACAGAATTGTTGGAGTCTAGTTCCAATTAAACCACTAGCACCTGTAAGATAAATCATATAACCTCCCAATGTGGACAATACAAATCAGATGTATCTTTATTATCTGGGAACCAATTCTTAGGTGCAATAACTTTTCCACTATTACCTAACCAAGCTGCCCACCAAGAGAAACTTGAGTTACCTATAATATAATCAGTACACATAGTCATAAGACACATATCAATATACCCATCATCATTCTCAGAAATCAAAAACCTATCATCCTCAAACAAAGGTTGTTCAAGACACCATTTAGAATCATCAGAAAATACTATTACCTGTGTGTTCTCTGAAAATTTAGAGAGTGCTTCTTTATAATAATCTAATCCAACAAACTGATGATTAGGATTAGTAAGATAATCTGTTCTGCGAATATGTAACCCTATTACTCTACCACCTTCTAAGAATCCTTGCATCATATCGTCACAAGGTGTTAATATTTCATCACGAAACTCAAAATCTCTACGAATAGTTTCTTCTACATTCTTAAAATATTTTTCACTCTGAAAGAATCCCCATAAAGATACCCAATCACCTACATTAAATATTTTTTCATCAAAATTAAATCCACTCTCAGGAACTACAGGTCTTTTATCATCAATGAATTGAATATTAAAATCATTTACTGATTCCATTTTAAAGCAATCAAACAATTCAGTCTTAAGCATATTACCTAGACCATCATCAACTTCATTATCCCATTTTGGTAAACAGAAATTTGTATTATTGTTTGCAGCAATACCTCTGAGTGCAGCATACTGAAACATCTGATTCCCTATTCTTCCTAGTCTTCCTAAGTGATTAAATCCGATCATGAATTAAACCCCTTCTTATCAAGACCCATTGTTCTATAACCAATCCTATCCATATTTTGTTTTTGATCATACTGTAAGAAACATCCTAACATATATTTTGCGTAACCGTTTTTAGGTGGTCTTCCTCTATGTAGATATGTCCATGCAACAGGAAATAAAGCCAATGTTCCTGTCTCAACTTTTGTTCTAAAATTTAATTGTGGGAACTCTGTCTCTCCATCATCAAAATCATCATTCAAATAACATACCAATGCTAAGAATCTCTTTGCAGTATCAGCATTACCTACATCTACGTGAGTATCATGTTGTTGGTCTGTATCACATAAGAATCTTTTGATTCTAAGATTTTCATATCTAAATGTTCTAGGCCATTGATGCTTATGAAGATTACAATCCTTCTGATACTGACCAATTTGTGCTTGAAATCTTGCAATGACCTGTTGAAATGGTTCATTAAATTCCTGATGCTGCATGATATCAAGTCTCTGACAGTTGCAAGCACCACAAGTTTTAACACCTTGTGAGTTATAACAAATGCTCATTCTTTTTATTCTTTCTTCTTGCTCAGCCCATAATTTTTCATAGGTATCTATCATCTGTTTACACAGATCTCTGGGAAGTACATTTCTATAAACTTTAATAAACTGTGCTTCCATTATCCTAATACTTTTTTGACGTTTGGAAGATATGTATTCTGAATAACGTTTTTCCAATCAAATTGTTTACTGTACTCTCTAATTTCATCTCTATGTTCTACTGAATATTTTCTATTCTTTTCTATTTCATACTCAATAAAATCAATATCATTAATATGCTTTTCCTCAATCACTGTGATAAATTCTTTACTAGTATCAAGATTTGCTTTACCCCACTGACATACAACTACTCCTAGGCCAGCAGCAAATGCTTCCATACACACTAGAGGATGTGCCTCACCATCAGAAAGAAGAACTAAGTTACCATACTCTGTAAGGTTTTCATGAAGATGTTCTTTTGTCCATTCACCAAGATAATTTTTTGTTGTATCAAATCTATCATCAGCAATATTACCTGCAAAATGAAGACTATCAATAGATTGAAATAGATGTTGTCGCTTACGATAATCTATCTTTGCAAGGTAGATACTACGATGTCCAAAGATAGGTAAATCAGAAAATCTAAATGCACTACAATTAACTCCATTAGGACTAATATATAATTTTTCTTTAGGGATATCAAACATCACATTATATACTTGCTTGATTCCTTCAGACAAACAAAATACTCTAGGTTTAATTTTTGCAAATGTGTTAGCAATATTTACATACCCACCAAACATATTTGGTCTTTCCAAATACCCATAATGACTTGTACATACACAAGGATATTGAATGTATGGATAAAGGCCAACCCAATCATCATAATGTATATGAACAAAATCTGGACTGTAGTGATTAATCTGATCTAATATATCTTTCGGATCTGTTGTATTAACAATATCAACTTCATGTCCTAGTTCTTTTAGAACATTACTCATATCCCATACTAAAGATTCAACTGCTCCCCACCCTACAGGAGGTATGGGTGTATGTCCTGGCCCAACAATAGAAAATTTCATCGACTAGTGATCCATTCTAAAACATCAACTTCAGGCTTCCATCCTATGGTTTCACCTATCTTAGTTATATCAGCAAGAGTGGTGTCCATTTCACCACTACGTTCAGCAATATAAGTTTGATTATCAGATATACTATCTGCTATCTGTTGAACAGAATAATTCTTACCACTACCAACATTAAATACCTCACCTATGTTATCTTTTAGAGGCATAATTGAAGCAAGATAGTTTGCTCTTGCAATATCTTTAACGTATATAAAGTCACGCTTCTGTGACCCGTCACCAACGATAGTAAGTGGTTCACCTGATTCTTTCTGTCTATCAAATATACCTATTACAGGAGCATATTGACCCCTTGTAGGGCATCTTTCCCCAAAGACATTAAAATATCTCAAAACAATTGTTTCCAATCCATAAAGACTAGAATACATCTTACAAAATTTTTCTCCTGCAGCCTTTGATGCTGAATATGGATTCAAACAATCGTCTAGTTGAGTCTCTACATTTGGATATGGATTGTTTCCATAGGCAGATGATGTAGATGAATAAACTAATCTCTTAACACCTGCTTCTCTAGCACATTGAAGGACAGTAGTTGTTCCAACACAGTTTCTATAGACTGCATCAATAGGATTATTAATAGCAGGTTGTAGTCTTGCTTCTGCTGCTAAATGAAAACAATAATCTACATTAGTAAATGCATTTTTAAGTGCTTTGTAATCTGTTATATCAACATTAACATTCCATGCATCTTCATTCCAATGAAACTTATCATTATCAGCACTTTCATTATCCACACAAACAACATTATGTCCTCGTTCCAGTAGATAATCTACTAAATTGGAACCAATAAATCCTGCTCCACCTGTTACTAATGATATTGGATTACTTTGTGAACTGTTCATGATAACCACTCTTGTATAATTGATCCAGATGTCTTGCTTGAGGTGTTGAAAAATCTTCGTAGAAATTAATGTTCATAACGACCCTTCTACTCGTATCTGTACAGGTAGTTCCTGTATGTTTTAAATTGTTATCAAAGATAACTATTCTATTTTCTTTAGTATACACCTTTTCTCCAGTTTTTTCAAACATAGTGTAACCATCGTTATCATTAAAGTAAAGGACTGCAGTTTTGGCCTTAGGAAGATCATTATCTACATGAAATCCATGTTCCATAATTTTACTGCGTCTTGGATTTAGATTCAATTTCATTTTAATCAATACCTTACAATTCAATTTTGGGTTTTGAAGAATAGGAAGAAATAATTGAAAGGATCCTCGGTTAAAAGTAGGTATGTTTGTCCTTGGTGGAATGTTGGGATTATCACTTGAACTCAGAATTGTATATGGAGTATGTACAAATTGATATGCATCTAATGGATTAACCTTCATTAGATGTTGTTGAACTGTCTCTGGAGCAAAAGACCATGGAAATGCATTATGAGGAATCATTACAACATCTCTTATCTGAGACCACACATCCTCAGGCATAAAATTATCAATTACTTTAATCATATTCTCCGTAAATTTTACCGTTAATTGTGTGGTAAATTTCTGTTTTTAATTTAGTGCTTGAATATTCATGTTCTCTACTTAACCATACAATTTCAATAGATAAATCTTTACCAGTGTAACTTCCATCCATGTAATCTGTACCCAAGAAACGAATATCATAATCATTTAAGTAACTAAGGAAAGTATCCTCTGCCTGATATACTATAACATCGTCAACATATCTGATTGATTCTAATATCTCTTTTCTATCATCAACACTCTGCACTGGTTTAAGTTTATATGGTCTGGCCATTGATGGATCTTCATGTAAGGCTACAGTAAGATGATTACAATGTGTTTTTGCCTCTTCAAACATTCTAATATAACCAGGATGAATTACATCAAAGGCACCTGCAATAATACCTTTCTTAGGTGGTACAGTTTTCTTCCACTCCTCTACATTTATACCCTTATCATCTATAAAAATATCAGCAGTAGGTTTATGAAACATAGGTTCTAGATCATGGTACTTAACACCCCATCTATCCAACTGTTCAATTGTGAGTTGTGTCCAATCAATACCAGATCCTCTACCCCTAGCAGTCATTATAATTATATGATTTCCTTCATCAAATAATCTATTAACCTGTTCCACCATGAATGGAAAGGGAATTGCTTCTAGGTAGCCTGGCTTTAAATCTTCTTCACGTAATGGAGTATCACAAATAGTTCCATCTAAATCAAAACAATACTTCATACCACTCCATGTAAAAATATTTGGTGTACACATTCTACCACACCATAATTATCACTTGCAATATGATAATTAAAGAGTGCGTTAGTTGCCTCACTCCTTATAGTATTATCGGATTCAAATCCTGTCAATACTCCATAAGAAATTTTATTGTCTTCACACCAATCTACACAGTTCAACATATTTAAAGACTCTCCACCAGAACTCATAATAATTACAAGAGTATCTTGCTCAACATAATATTGTAAAAACTTTTCATATGCTTTATCGTATCCAAAATCGTTCGTAAGCATAGTAATCATAGAAGGATCAGAAAGAATAGAAACTTTCTTATTATGAAACTTCATATAATCTTGAGAGATGTGTGAAGCAACTGAATTGCTACCACCATTACCTAAGATAATAATTCTTTTATGGTTAGTAAATGCTTTCTGAAACTTATTAAACTCACTCTCCATATGAGCACATTGAAGAGTCTCAACATATTCATTAAATGGATTCATACTTTTGATCCGTAAACACCGTTTGGTTCTACAGTTATTCTAACACAATCGTATGGAATATTCAAGGTATCTTTCTCAGAAAATACTAGAAAGAATCCTCCATTACCTGCACCACACAATTTATGTGCACATACAGTATCATTTTTTTCTAGCACATAATCTATTTCAACTATAGTATCACACTCTGCAATAGATGGAGAGGTCTCTTTCTTTTGATGCCAACTCTTTCCTAATAAGAATAAAAATTTATCAAGATTTTCCTTCATCAAAGTATCATATGCATTATCACAAGTCTTTAGAAGTGGTTTAACTTTGTCTAAGTTTTTTGAGACTTTTTTGAGGATTCCTTTTGAGTTCCTTGTAACACCAGAAAACACAAGATGAGTATCATAGCATTCAAATAAATCAGTAGGTAGAAACTCATATGTAACAGAGTTATCCCCCATAAAATTAATCCTTTTAAACCCGCCAACACCGCACCCATAAGGGTCTTGATACCCACAATAGGGGTTATAAGTCCTTTCCAAATGATAGGCCAATTTACATGCATCGTTATCTGTAATAGATTTGTCTAGGAATAAACAACAAGCCTTGATTAAACTTATCGTATAAGATGATGAAGATGCAAGTCCACTTCCTTGTGAGTATGCATCACTTGTGAGTGTAACTTGTACTGGAGGCATATTATAATACTCCAATACTGTTCTTACAACCTCATTTTCTATTTCATTAATACTAGAAACTTCTTCACGTCGTGAATAGTTTATTATATATTTCCCTTGATTATTATACCCTATTGTATCCTGACTAATTGCAACATAAGTTTTAAGGTTAGATGTAAAACTAATTACAGAACCACGGCCATACTTCTCCACAAAATATGGATTATCTGTAGAACCACCGAATAATGAAACCCTTAAAGGACAAGAAGCAATGTACATTATATACTAGAGATAATATTTTTATATTGTTGTATTATATTTACCCAATCGAAATTGTCCTTACAATATTTACGTATGCGTTTCCTCATACTTAATGATATCTTTCTATTCTCTTCAATTTTATTTTTAAGATACTCAGTATCTTCTAATTTTTTATCAGGAATAACAGTAATAAAAGGTTGGGATAAATCAAGATTAGCAGTACTTTGTTCAGATAAAACTAACCCAAGTCCAGCAGCCATGCCTTCCAAACATACGAATGGATGTGCCTCTCCAGAACTTAATAGTATCATGTTAGCATAGGCCGTCAGATTGTCCATAATATCTTGCTTACTCTGCTCACCAAAGTAACAAGGATCTGTCGTATCAAAAGATGGATCTGCATTATTACCAATGAAATCAATATTCAAACCTTTCTTCTGTAAAAATGCTTGTCTCTTTCTTGGTTCTAGTTTACCGACAATAACAGATCTATCTGGATGTAATGCTTCATCATCTATAGTGTAAGCATCAGTATCAATAGCACAAGGAAGCACTGATACATTTGTACTATCAATACCTCTTCTCACGAATTCTTTTTTTATCCTATCAGATAGTGATACTATATGACTCTGAGAGTTCTTGAGTAAATCATATAAAAATAGATAATGAGGTTCTGGATTTTCTAGGTATGGATAATGGCTTGTGACCATTTTCTTTTTACAATTTAAGTGAGGCATTACATTTGAGTAATGATCATAATGTAAATGTACAGCATCAAAATTTCCTGAGTTGACTGTACGTACAACAGAATTCAAATCCTTTGTATTAATAATTACAACCTCATCACCAATCTTCTTTAACTGATTATTATAATTCCATATAAGATGTTCTACACCACCCCATCCTGTAGGAGGAATGGGCATGATTCCAGGCCCAATCAATGCTATTTTCATTCTACAAATCCTAGTTCTTGTATAAACTCATAATCTTTATGCATGTTAGCATGATTTTCAAATGGTAGAAAGAGTTCGGGATTATTTTTATACACATAAGCCATAGCAATCTGTTCGTTGTTCACTAAATTATTACCAATCATTTTATTTTCAAATACATCATGGATTAGTTCAGCAAATTTCAGCATTGGTTCTTTATAACCACCCCACAGTCCAGCCATGACCCAACTTCTATTATCCCAAAGATAATCTTCACCACAACTATCAGCATACACCAAATCAGGGTAGTAAGACATTGATGTTTGAATGATTGCTTTATCTGGATTAGCATTTATTGCTGCTAGTCCTTGTGGAGATGGGTATGGTTTATCCAAATCAGTTTCATAAAATAACCTAGACAACCCTGCATCCATCCATAGAAAAACATCTGTATTGAAATGATCTTCTTCGATAGCTCTTTTAACCCATTGAAACTTAGAAAAAATTACAAGAGGATATAGAGGATTCCTACATTCCAATCTCTCTGGATCATCAATCTTATCCTTATATTTTTTTGAGTTAAGAATCTTATTTACTTTTTTATACAGATAGAAGTAAGGTATTTCATCTATCTCATGAGTTATAATTTTAGTAGGTCTATCTGCTCTAAACTCTTCAACAAATTTCTTTGAAGAAGGATCTACATAGACAACCATGGGTGAAGGTATGCGTAGAGTATTTGCAAACCAATTGATATACTCTTCCCATTTTCTTCCATCTCCTTTTTCTTCATCCTCTCTTTGAATATCATAGAGGGCAGTAACTAAAGTAGCAGTCATAATTTAAGATAATTGTGCGGGTCTTCGCCATTGTTGCCAATCAGCGTCGTCAGTATAGTGCAGTCCTTCTTCACAGTAATCGCAAAGATCTGCACCTTCTTTTCTAATCCTTTTTACAGTCTCAGAATTTTCATATTCTTCCCAAGTATTCTCTACAAGATTACCTAAGACTTCATCAAGGCCATAGTCTTGACAGCAGAGAGATAAGGATCCATCAGGTAATAAAACATTCTGATATACTCTAGAACAATTACCTCTAATATTTTGATCAGGTGGAACCTTACCTTTTTTCTCTAATAATATATTCATTGCTCTACTATTAACCTGACGTTCACCAACATAAAAATAATTCCGCAAGTCATTAAGTTCTGGATGAAGATCTCCTAGACAATGGAAGTCAAGTTTATATTGACCCCATCCATTACCAGGATTTTGTATTATAAAATTTAACATATCATAATATTCTTCACTAAGTTTCTTTATTCTCCTACCATTTTCTTCATATACTTCAACTGGAATTTGAACTCCAATCATTTCATCGAACGCACCAGAAGGTAAATGTATATGCAATTCTCTAAAATTAATATCTTTAACTCTCATCCAATCATCTTTTTTTAAACCAACCAAAGTTGTATTTAAAAGAATGCTATAACCTCTTTCATAAGCATGTAATAACATATCAGGTGTTACTGGATTGAGAAATGGTTCTACATATCCAGTAAAATTTAATCCAACATGTAATGGAATAGTACTAAGACATTTTTTAAATGTCTCTAAGGTCATCATAGTATCTTTATCATGACCAATTCTTTCCCTATACCTTTTTATTAGGGTGGATTGAGGACAATATTCACAATAATTCTTACACCCTATTCTGGGTGTTATTTCTATATTGTGTTTGATGTTCATTCTTCGATTCTCTCCAGAATAACTTCTTTACCAATTCTATTATACTGAAGATAATCTACACCATTGTAAATGGGATCTTGATCTATTTGATAGTTAGTCCAATCACCAAAGTAAGGACGATTAACATCAATGATCCCTGCAATAGCATCTATAGAAGATCCTACATCAAGGAATACTGCATCAGTATACTTCTTTAGCCTATGTAGGAGACCAGACTTGACGTGTCCTATACCAACTAAGAATATTTTAGAGGTAGAGTTTTTAAGTTGTTCACCAACCATCTTTTCTGTTGCATCAAGATCATCACAAGCAAACTTTTGAGGAATAGTAATATAGTCCTCAAACTTTTCAATACCCAAATAATCTTGATACTGTTCTGCTTCTAAAATATTTTCAATAATATTTAATTTAGTATTAGCACCAAGTAAACCTATCTTTCCTGCAAAGGTTTGTAGTAACCATTTGTTAGCAACTAGACCATACCCATACTCTGCAGGATAATCAATCTTCCTAGCAATTACTTCTCTAAAATTAGCCATGTTCTCTGGATATATTTCACAAGTATAGTAATCACATAGTTGTGCACCCCTTACAAATGCTTCATGGTCTATTTCTTCATAAGGTTTTCCCAGAGCCCTCTTACCAGGTGTTGCACTCCCAACAGATCTTTTCTGTAAGAAATAATAATCTCCATCACCAAATTTGTAAAAGGTTTTACTCTCACCTTTATCTACAAGATCAACTAAGAGAGATTTAAACTCTTCTAATTTTTCTTGGAATTTTGGAAACGCAGTTTTATCACCAAAACAATAATGGGAATCTAAATTTTCTGATCCCTCAATTTTATACATGCTTAGATACATAGTTACTCCCAGAACCTCCACCAAGGTTTTTCTATTTCTACAGTAGGTTCTTCTACCTCTGCAGGTTGTGGTGCATTGTCTTTAAAATATTGTAAGACCCAGTATATAACATAATCAATATCCTCATCATTCATACCAGGATGACATGGTAAACTAATTAGTTTTTTCCATTCTACATTTGCTACAGGATAATCACGTTGATTCATATCCTTAACAACATCATATAAATGGAGTGGTTTAAAATGCACACTAGTATGTATCTTCTTATCAGCAAGGTAATCTATAAGATCATCACGCACTTCTGGATCTACTTTAGCACAGTAATACTGAACAGTTTCACTATGTGGAGGTGCTTGAATAACATCACCTAACTCTTCATTATATCTTTTCTGTACATGCCTTCTCCATTCTAGATTCTTAGGCAACTTTTTCATTTGCTCCAAACAAATTGCTGCTTGAAGATCAATCATATAACACTTATAACCTAACATATCTACTTCATAATCCCAAGAATAGCCAGGCTTTCCTGTTAGACCATCATCCTTTTTAACTCTGGAATATGTACTGGTAATTCCTAACCAAGTCATAGGAACTAACTTATCATATAACTCTTTATCATTTGTAGTAATCATACCACCATCACCACAAGGCATTGTTTTAACTGCTTGGAAAGACCAGACAGCAACATCACCCTTTGTACCTGCACCTTCTGTATAACAACTGTGTGCACAATCTTCTATAATTAATCCATCATAAAACTTACGGATCTCATCTATAGGAGCAGGAACACCTGCCTGATTTACAGCAATGATTGCTTTAGTATTAGGTTTTAAACTCTTCCTTACATCCTCTGGATCTAAACACATGGTAACTGGATCTACATCTACAATATTAGATGTACAATTATTCCATAAAGGAACAACAGCAGTAGTCATAAAAGATATAGTAGGATTAATAATATCACAATCTTTAATTCCAAGTGCTTTCAAAACTAAGTCTTGGCCACTGGTAGCACTATTAACTGCTACAGCATACTTAGCACCCACCATCTCAGCAAACTCTTTTTCAAACTGAGCAACCTTAGGGCCTTTACCCCACCAACCACTTTCAATTGATTCTCTAATAGCATTTACTTCTTCATCTCCACCAACTGGACGAAGAACAGGTAACATGGTGTCTCTAATTTCCATTTTAATTTAACTTATAAAGATTATGATCTGTATCATTATTTACTGTACCTAAAATTTCATACTTTTCAGTCATCTTAGGTAGGCCTAATTGATCCCATTTAGGTTCACTTAATATAGCACAGTTTGTAACTTTTGGCAAAACAGTAAACATCTGTGCAACCTCCTCAGGAATGTGATCATTCCCATGGAAGAAATTTAATATTGAAACACATTCAAAAACTGGTCGATCAAAGTAACCAAAGAAATCTATAAAGGTTCTAAAGTTTCCGATGTATCCATATTTCTTCCCACCATAATGATGTTCAAAAGCAGCATCAGATGTTCTCACACAATCTTCTCTAGGGTCTACACCTACAGAAAATATATCATTCTTATTACATAGGAAAGAGAAATGATTATTAGCACATCCCATATCTAAATTAGATTTGATATTGTTCTTCTTAAAAAGATCAATTACTTCCATCCAAAAATCATACCTTGTGTGTTTAGCATAAGCATCTTCCTTATAAAAATCAGTAATACCTTCATCATCAAAGTGACCCACACAATTTGCATGCCATCTGATATCTTGATTGTTACTATACCATCCACGTGTCTGAATGATATTATCATATGAATAGTCATTAAAACTACTCATCATATTAAAGATAGTGCTCTTTTCCATTAGCAAATGTGAAAGTTATTTAAGTCTCTAGTATTACCACTTCGTTCCCATTCGTTACGAACAATGCCTAACCAATCAAGTATTTCATATTGTACTTTCTTCTCATGAATAAACTCATAGAGATGTACCTCTGATGAAATATGTTTATCAGAAAGTTCTTGTAATCTATCAGCACTATACTGAGCATACTCTAACATATCAGCAGTCTTCATAGAAAAATATGTATCATTAAAATTATCCTTTTCATTACATCTAACTGCACCATCAAAATATATGTGACAGTTTTGTACAACAACCGCACCTTCAGATACTGCACTTCTTTCAAATGAATAAGGACAAGTCCACATTCTTCTTCCAGTTACATAAGAAATATTATCATATTGAGGAAGTTCATCCTTCAGTTCTGATAATGCTTCATTCAACATTAATAATTCACCACAACCTTTATTTCTCTGACCTGCATTAGCTTGACTTCCTAATGATATGATTTCCATGTTAGAAAAATATTCCCTTATCTTAGGGTTCTTAATTTCATTAGGATCATCAATAGTATTTTCAACCAATACCATATCATAATTACTAGGCATTATCCTCTCAAGTTGTTGAACTGTCTGATAATATTCCTCTTCCCTATAATCACATACAGATGGTTTAAGTTGTTCAGGCCTAATAGAACAAAATACTAATGCTAAGTTATTAGGTCTAATAATTTTAGGGGTTATCATTTTATATAATCCTGATAAGTTGATTTAATACCGTCACGTAAACTAATAGTAGGTTGCCAACCCATTGATTTAATTTTACTCACATCAAGAACTTTGCGTGGAGTACCATTAGGTTTGGATGTATCCCATTCTATTTTTGTATTTCCAATAATACCACTAACAGTTTCAGCAAGTTCTTTGATAGTTATATCTTCTCCTGTACCTACATTGATGGGTGATGCTTCATTATAATTATTGAGTAAAAGATGAAGTGCTTCTGCTAAATCATCCACATGAAGAAACTCTCTTCTAGCAGAACCATCACCCCATAGAGTAACTTTATCATGACGAAGATGTGCTGCCTCATGAAACTTACGTATCATAGCAGGAAGAACATGTGATTTTTCTAAATCATAGTTATCATTTGGCCCATATAAATTTGTAGGCATTACTGATATAGCATTAAAACCATACTGTTGACGATATGCCTGACACATTTTAATACCTGCAATCTTAGCAGTTGCATAGGCATCATTGCTAGGTTCTAACGCACCAGTCATTAGTTCTTCTTCTTTGATTGGTTGGTTAGCAAACTTAGGATAGATGCAAGATGAACCTAAGAAGATAAGTTTCTTTGCACCATAACGGTAAGCACAATCTATGATATTAGTTTGAATCATCAAGTTATCATAGATGAAGTGGGCTGGTGATTCGGTATTAGCACCTATACCACCTACCTTTGCAGCAGCAAGGAAGACATAATCTGGTTGATTAATTCTAAAAAATTGCTCTACTCTACTTTGAACTGTTAGATCCCAATGAGATGAAGGTGAAGATATGATATTATAAAATCTTTTCTTCTTAAGCATACGGACTATAGCCGATCCTACTAGTCCTGTATTACCTGCAACATAAAATTTACTATTACTGTCCATAAAGTACCATGTCTTCTATTAATTGATCAAAAGTTATTTTAGGTTCCCAACCTAATTTTTCTTTTGCTTTGGTTGGATCTCCTAACAAAGATTCAACTTCAGCTGGTCTAAAGTATCTAGGGTTGACTTTAATGACCGTTTTTTGGGAGGTTAAGTCATAACCAAATTCATCCATTCCCTCACCTCTCCACTCTATTTTAAAACCGAAGAAGGGTGCTACCTTATTAACAAAATCTTTAACAGAGTATTGTTCTCCAGTAGCGATAACATAATCATCTGGTTCATCTTGCTGAAGCATTAACCACATTGCTTCAACATAATCCTTTGCATGACCCCAATCTCTTTTTGCATTAAGATTACCGAGTTCTAATATACTCTGAAGTCCAACAGATATTTTTGATAGACCTTTTGTAATCTTACGAGTTACAAATGTCTCACCTCTTCTTGGACTCTCATGGTTAAAAAGAATACCAGTGCTGCAATGCATTCCATATGCTTCACGATAATTTTTAATTATCCAATATCCATATAGTTTTGCAACTCCATATGGAGAACGTGGATGGAAAGGAGTGGTTTCTGTTTGTGGTGTTGCTTGCACAAGACCATAAAGTTCTGATGTAGATGCTTGATATATTCTAACATCTTTCTCCATTCCTAGTGATCTAACTGCTTCAAGAACTCTAAGAGTTCCTATAGCATCTACCTGTCCAGTATATTCTGGTATCTCAAAGGAAACTTTTACATGACTCTGAGCACCTAGATTGTATATCTCTTGTGGTTTAACTTTTTGAATAACACTAATCAAACTAAAAGCATCAGTTAGATCACCAAAATGAAGTTTTAGTTTTGGATAGATATGATCTATTCTATCTGTGTTAAGTAATGAAGCACGACGAACAATTCCGTGTACCTCATATCCTTTTTCCAATAGTAGTTCAGCAAGGTAAGAACCATCCTGTCCTGTAATACCTGTTATTAAGGCAACTTTAGTCATAATTCTTCGAAGGAATGTCCTTTTGTATCTTTGAGAGAAAGAATAGGATCACCATCAAGTGGCCATTCTATATCTACAGAATTCCACATCAAAGTTCTTTGATGTTGTGGGTAATAATAATCAGTACATTTATATTGAAACTCTGCAGTATCACTCAGAGTATAAAACCCATGAGCAAAACCAGGAGGAATCCAAAGTAGTTGTTCTGGTCTGTCTAGTACTATACCAAGAGACTTACCAAATGTCTCAGAATGTTTTCTTATATCAACAAATGCATCATATACAGCACCCTGAGTACAACGAATCAGTTTACCTTGAGGATGTTCTATTTGATAATGAAGACCTCTTAGTACACCCTTAGAAGACTTTGAATGATTGTCTTGAACAAATTCATAGAAACCAATTTCTTTTTGAATTGCCTGTTCACTATAGGATTCCATAAAGAATCCTCTATCATCTTCAAACTTATCTACAGTAATAAGTAAGACATCAACTAGATTAGTTTCTTCTACTTTCATACCATTGTATTGTTTTTAATAAACCCTCTTCCAGACTATGCTTAGGAGAGAAATCTAATTCAAACCTTATTTTAGCATTATTAATAGAATATCGCAAGTCATGACCTGGCCTATCATCAACATATTCTATCAAATCCTCACTTGCATTCATCATTTTAATAATAGTCTTTACAAGATCGTTATTTGTAACTTCACATTCTCCACCAATATTATATTTTTCTCCTACCTTACCATTATTAAAGACATTAAGAATACCTTCACAATGATCTTCAATATAAATCCAATCTCTTATATTCTCACCTTCACCATACACAGGTATCTTTTTACCCTCTAATATATTAGTAATTGTTTTAGGAATTAATTTTTCTAGATGCTGTCTAGGGCCATAATTATTAGAACAATTAGTAATAATAGTTGGGAGACCATATGTATTGTTATAGGCTTGTACAAAATGATCACTTGCTGCTTTAGATGCTGAATAAGGATTCATTGGATCATATGCGGTCATCTCAGTAAAGGATTGATCATACCATTTAAGAGAACCATATACCTCATCAGTAGAAATATGATGAAACTTTTCTACCTCATATTTAACTGCAAGATTAAGAAGATTTACAGTTCCTATAATATTAGATTGAATAAAAGGATCTGGATCATTAATAGAATTATCTACATGAGTTTCAGCAGCAAAATGAAATATAGCCTTTGGTTTATACTTTTCAAATAGTGTTGTTAACTGATCCTTAGATGATATATCTACCTGTTCAAGAGGATATCCTAACGGATATAAATTTTTTTTATTAGAAGCATATGAAAGTTTATCAACTACAACAATATCTTTATAGCCCTTTGATGATAAGTAATGTACAAAATTACTACCTATGAATCCTGCACCACCAGTAACAAAAGTAATCATTAATAATCCTCAATAATACTTTCAAGGTAATTACCATACCCACTCTTAGGATATGCCTTTGCTAATTGATATAGTTCTATACCATTTATCCATCTATTTTTATATGCAACTTCTTCTGGACAGGATACTTTATATGATTGTATTTGTTCACAATTGGCTACAAAATTAGAGGCTAAAAGAAGAGAATCAAATGTACCTGCATCTATCCAAGTCATTGATCTGGTTAGATTTTTTACATTTAATTCTTCAGTTTCCAAATATTTTTTACAGAGATCTATAATCTCAGTCTCTCCTCTACTAGAGGGTTTTAATTGTTTTGCATATTCAATACATTTATTATCAAAGAAATATATTCCAATCAATGCCCTATTAGATTTTGGATGTTCTGGTTTCTCCTCGATTGATACTACATCTCCTTCATCATAACCATCAAATTCAATCACACCAAATCTTTCTGGATCTTTCACTGGATATGAAAGTATGGTTGCTCCTGTTTCTTTCTGTGCTTCTTGTAGAATAGAATCTAAATTATTTCCAAATATAATATTATCACCCAATACCATGCATACATTATCGTCACCGATAAAATCTTCTGCAATTACAAATGCTTCTGGTAAACCATTTGGTTTGTCTTGTATCTTATATGTTATGTTTATACCCAGATGCATTCCATTTCCAAGTAGTTTTTTAAATTGATCTACCTGATCTTCATTTGTAATGATAAGTATATCCCTAATACCTGCAATCATTAATGTACATAGAGGATAGTATATGAGAGGTTTATCATATACATTCATCAACTGTTTAGATACTACTAAAGAGGATGGATGAAGACGAGTTCCACTTCCTCCAGCCAAGATAATACCTTTATACATCATGATCTCCCATAATTATCATCAAAACGTTCTATATCATCTTCTTCAAGATAAGCACCACTTTGCACCTCAACGATTCTTAAGGGTATCTTACCACGATTTGATAGTCTATGCTTTGAACCTAATGGTATATATGTGCTCTCATTTTCTTTTATTATAGAGATTTTTCCATCCACTTCAACTTGAGCAGTACCTTCTACAACTACCCAATGTTCTGCCCTATGCAAATGTTTCTGTAAAGAAAGACTTGCATTGGGCTTAACTTCTATACGTTTTACTTTATAACGATTACCTTGGTCGATAACTTCATACCAACCCCAAGGTCTTTCTTCTTTCATCTTGTAACATGATCCTGTACATAACATGGTACACCCGCAGGGTCTAACCATTTGGTGTATTCAAAATCTGCAATAGCTGTTTTCATTTGCATCCAATTATCACAAAGGTACATGTCTTTGTAACCATTGTGATTATTCCATTTTTGAATACGATAATCTGGATGTCCATTTTCTAGAAGATCAGGCATCTTTACATACCTGTATGGATCATGTTGATATAAAACTTCAATCATATTAACCTCCTGCAGCATCACATCCAATCTTACTACCTACAACTGCACCTATTGGAATTGCCCACCAACGTCCATCTCCTTTGGACATAGCAGCTCCTGCAGCACCACCTAATAATGCACCTGCAACTTTTCCATCTGTACAATCATTCTCATCATACTCAACTACAGACTCTCTTTTAAGAACACGATTAGTTGTATGATCATCAGGACAGGGATATTCAATTAGTTCATTAAAAGTTCTTACAAAGCCAGGATCGTCTTTTGTACCTGGTACATACTCTTCTCTATATGTTTCTCTGTAACAAGTTTTGCTAGTTGTTTCCCATCTAATAACATCATCATCAGCAAGTACTGAAACAGGTGTGAGTGCTATAAGTGATGCAAGTAAAATTTTCATAATGTTCCTGTAATGTCTTCTTCAATACAACTTAATACTTCACTATAATCAGCATCTGGATCTTCTCCATTAAGTTGTAGTCCTTCACTCTCATAATATCTTCTAATCTTTTTGTAAAGTTTAGGATCTTTTACATCCAGATAGATTTCTTTATTCACAGCAGCACGTAGTGTCTCTATGTTTTTCTTAAATTTTGAGTTGAGAGTCATTGCTCTATAACGGTTTACCCTTCTATTATAATGGATAAATGTTATCTAGTCAAGCAATTAGTCTATTCCGTATGGTGTTAAATCGTATTCTATTTTAGATAAACCCTCTTCTTCCTTTGTATTAGGTTGACCTATCTTTTCTAGGATATCAGCAGGTATTTTTTTCTTTGTAATGTCGTAGGGTATGGGTGCGTTATTTACACATACCCTTACACATTCCCATTCTTCTTCAGTAAGAGAATAATTATTCGTCATGGTTGTGTCTTAATTTATCCCAATCACCACCTTCATGGCCATGAGCAATACCTAACTCATGCATTCTAGCATGGTCTTTGATAGGATCTTTAAGATCTTTACCACCTTTACCAAAAGTAGTATATAAACCATATCCTATGAGTGCTAGTACACATACTCCTATGAATACTAGAAAGGCAGCACCTCCTTGTAGATGGCCTATTGGAATAATATATGCTTTACATGTTTGTGGATCAAACTTTTGCCAAGTACCAGGCAAAGTATAAACAGGTGGACAAGAGAGAAAAAACATAAGTTACCTTCTATTAATTATTATATCCCCATCATCATCGTCATCTTCTTCATCTTCATTCAATTCTTCAATCCTATCTTGTAAGGATTTATGTAAAGGATCTCCTAGATTATGAAGTTCTGGCGAATCTAATTTGAATCTACTGCGATCAATTTGATCTGGTTCATCGAATCTTACTACTAATAACTCATCACCGTTTTGGACATCTTCCATTTCGGGATGAGGTTTTTTAGTAACAGTCATCTTATCTATACTAAACGATCCTAAAGGAAATTGTGTTTTAGGTAATGGTTTCGTAACATCTGCGTATGCACTCCAACCACCAACCATTAATCTTATTGCGTATGCTAATAAGATAAACCAACATATTGCAAAAACAATTTCAGTTACCGCGTTCATTAGATACCAGTTTCATCATCAACCAAAACTTTATGAGCCGTACCCATACCATCATATTTATCCGAGTCGTAGTAACCTCCTTTAGTTCCAAAAAACAATGTTAGTCCTACAAAAGGAACACAAGTAACTAACAATACAATAGCTAATTGATCCATTATCGGTTGAATAGTCTTTGTATTGGTACTTGCTTTAATTTATCAATCACATCTACTTCTACTCTATCAACAATCTTATCAAGGACATCTATATCAATCTGCATAAAAGGTGGGATAATACCAAGTAGACGAAGTAAACCATCTACAAACAATGCAAGAGCAGTGAATCCAAGAATCATAGAGATAACCGTTGCGTCTCTATTATGCTTACGCATTGACTCTTCATCAATTCTTCTCGCTTCAGCAACTGCTACGTTAACTGCATACTCAATCATTCTATCTACTTCTTCTTTGGTATATGCTACTTTACGAATTCTCTCTTCCGACATTTTTGCTCCTACGTCTGTAAGGGGGAACTCTTTTATTAATTCTACCAAGACTGTCCTCCGTCTATTTGATTATAGTATAACACCCACTTATAGGTTAGTCAATATAAATTATATATTGTTAAGTAATTTCATGCAAGTGTGTTGATGGTCTTTTGCCCATCTTCACACTTCTATCTTGTTCCATCTGATACATTTTCTGCATCATGTCTTGTTTCTTTTCGATTGCGTCTATCTTTTTTTGAACTTCATTGAGTTCTTTCTTGATATCCATACGTCGTAAAAATTCTTCCCTTATGACCTCCTCACAAAGGGTAAATGCGGTGAGTTCTGGTCTAAGTATAAATTATTTAGCGAACTTCGAAGTCTAACCTACGAACTTTACGCTTTCTACGATCCTCTTGCCACTGCATATCTTGGTCTGTTAAACCTTCTTTAACAGTTTTTTTATGTGAGTTTACAAGAATGATATCATCCATATTAACAGCAGATACATTACTACCTCTAATGGTCATCATGTTTGGACAACCACAAGAATAAGTTTTTCCACTATTAGCTTCTAACTCTTTACCACACGCACGACACCGTACTTTTAGTTTTTCCATCAACAGTTTTTGTTAAGATCCTCAGCCATATTTCCACCAATTTCTGCACCTTGATCCATACCTATCATCGTAGCAGCACCTGCAAGTACCCAACCAACAAAAGGAATAGAGGAGATACCAGTATTAGCAACAGCAGCACCAACTGAAGCACCGACCACTTTACCTGTTTGTTTTCCTCCACCGATTGCTTCGATGCAAGCTTCGCTTTTGTTACTGGCGATAGAATCGCCAACACCTCCTTTTACTTGCCACTCTTTTTGTATATGAACATCACCATCCATTGTGTATTCTTCTGTAATTTCTTTGGTTTCGTTTGCTAATCCTAAGAATCCACCCTTCTCTTTAATAGTAGTGGTTTTAAACATTGTCTTTGGATCATTTCCAACGTAACTCATCTTGTATCCTTCTTTGTCTGCTGATACAACATAAGATGTGTAAGGGCCTACAGGTGGTTGTATTACAGGTATATCACTTCGTCTTGCTATCATACCTATCATACCAATATGAGAAAGACCAAGTAGTCCACCCGCACTGAGAGCGAACCACTTAGTCCAATTTATTTTCTTCTTTTCATCTTGATCCATAATATTAGCAATTACTAACGTATATATACTACCAATAATTTTACCAATCTGGATAGAGATAATTGGCAAGAAGTATAATTAAAACAAATAATATAAAGTAAACTACTATCACCAATCATCCTCCGCGTTCAAGGACTCTTGATATTCCATATTTTGTTTGCAATGTGCGTGAACATCAATCTCCATATTATAGTGAGCATGAGTATGAACTACCTGTATGAGGATGAGAGAACCCACCAATATACTATTGCACACTGTTAGTGGGTGAGTGATTGCATTAATTATTTTTTTCATATCCAAAGAGATCTATCGCATGCCCATCTCTTAACCTCACAAGAATGAAAACGATCCTGCATGTATTGTATCACTGCTTTGTAATTTGTTTTTGGATTGCATGAGAATAGATCACATCTAACAATGTCTTCCTCTGGCCATGTGTGTATGCTTATATGACTCTCTGCAAGTAATGCATAACCAGTCACACCATGTGGTTCAAACTTATGAGTATCAACCTTTAGCACTTCTAACTTACCGATCTTTGCTGCTTCTATTAAGGTTTCTTTTACATACTCTTCATCATCTAATGGTGGAGTCATTAGACATTGTTTTAAATCAAATAATACGTGTTTCATATGAATATTATAGCAGAAAAAAAAGACCCCTGCAATGCAGAGGTCTCGATTGTTAAGGTATATAGACCTTAGAATGTGAATCTAACACCTGCTTTAGCAGAGAAGTCAATATCATCACTAGAGTTTGTTACACCATATAGTTCACCGTAGAACTTATCGTATGTTGCACCAACGTATCCAGCTAACTCAACGTCACCGAATTCGTCAGATGATTCTGTATGAGTAACTGTAGGGCCACCAGAAACGTACCAACCGATTCCACCAGGTGTTGTTCCTTCATAACCAACTTGTGCTTCAAGAGCACCAGATGTGTATGTTCCATCAGGATATGAACCGTTTGCTTCTAAATTCACATATGGGCCAGCAAAAGCAGCACCAGAGGCTAGAAGAGGAGCAGCAGCAAGAGCTGCGATTGAAGTTTTAAACATTTGTAATTTTTAGTGTCTCGCAAGAAAAAATCCTGCGGATGTTAGATTCCCCGACATGGGATTCTTTTTATACATCTACGCAGGGTTACGATCTTTCGAGTCCTTCGTTATGTAAAGTTATTTATACAACTGTCACACTAGTAGTGTGCCAGTTCGTGAGTACTATAACACATTTAACCTTGTTAGTCAAGGCCCTCTTGAACCTTTTTCCAATCTTTATCAAACTGTGCTAGTCCTGCATCAGTAAGAACATGTTTGTACATTTTATGGAATACACCTGTTGGTAATGTACATACATTAGCACCATATTCAAATGCTCTACCTACATCTCTTACATTACGAATTGATGCTGCAAGTATCTCAGTATGTATATTTTGTGTGCAGTATATATTAGCAATATCTTTAATAAGGCATAGACCACCAAATGAGTTATCATCAACTCTTCCTACAAATGGTGATACATATTTTGCACCTGCTTTTGCTGCAAGTATGGCTTGTGCAGGTGAGAATATAAGAGTAACATTAACCTGTATAACAGGTGCTAATTGTTTACAAACCCATAAACCTTCTGGTGTACATGGTACTTTAATAGTAGCATTTCTACCAAACTTTTGATAAAGTCTTTTTCCTTCAGCAAGCATTATTTCATCATCACCTACGACTTCCATACTTATATCAGGAATACCATAGTCTATTAACTCTTTATATACTTCTTCTGGATCTCTACCACTCTTCATTATCAGAGAAGGATTAGTAGTGACTCCATCAATTAAGCCAGTATCATAACCATCTTTAATTTCTTGAGTGTTTGCTGTATCTAAAAAGATTTTCATTGTATTAGGTGTGTCGTATATTGTTACCGTCATTATATATTTTGTAGAAAAAAGAGGGAGGTCGGATTCCTGTATACCGACAAATAACGGGCATTACTACAGAAGTAAAATACGTTATTGCCTGAGACCCGACTGGTAGGTCGGTTCTGACTCGCATCAGCAGCACCACCTGTGTCTCATCACCTTAACTAGCGGTTGCCAGTAAGTTTATTCAGTCACTCCCAACGTTGCGTCCAACAAATGTATTATAACACATGTAATTAATTCGTCAAGAGCCTTTTGATTTTGATTTTGGTTTTGCTGTTGGTTCTGGTGTTACCACTGGTGTTTGTTCTTGAAGTGTTACACCTATCTGTTGTAGATATTCTATTGCACCTAATGCTCTAAGTAATAAATCTTTCTTTGCTTGTGCTTGTGCATTCAAATTATTAATCTCAACTTTAATCTCTTCCGCTTGTTTTAATAATTCTCTAAGATGGTTTTGCTGTTCTGTCATCATTATGATACATTAATGTTTTTCATTATATCATATATATGGGGCTTTTCAACTCTAGGTATTTTATCGCTAAATAAAGCCGACAAACTATCTTTACCAACAGCATGAAGAAAGTTCTATCACTAATTGGAATGGTATTGATGACGGGTGCGGTAGTAGCACCAGCAGCCAAGGCTGATATTATACATACGATCTCTGCTTCAACTCAACTTCGTGTTGATGCAGCTGCAACAGATGCAACAAGAATTGGATCCTCATATACTGTACAAGGTACAAATATTACCGCAGGTACAATGGGTGGTCTTTCTGCACAAACTGGTACAGCAGCAGCAGGACATACTGATGGTGTCTATACAGTTACAACAGCAGGTGATGCATTCAGCTTAAGTGAGTCATTCACAGCTGGCGATGCAGTAAATACTATCGGTTCTGGTGTTGACGTAACTGCACATACATACACTGCTGAAGTAACAGGTGATAATGCTGCTCCTGCGATTAACTCATACGGAACAATTATGGACTTACCTGCATTTGGTAATACTGTAACAACATCAGGTGGTCACGCTGGAAGTCTAGCTGGTACTATTGCAACAGACGGTGCTATCGGTCTAACAGCAGGTGGTGCTGGAACCACAGCCACTGGCCAAGTAGTTACTACATTGACCATAAACTAAGATGAGAAATGAAACGGTTATTTGTCCTAACTGCGGTTGCAACTGTCCTTGCGAGTGCGAGGACTGCGGTTGCTGTGCCCGTAGTGCCTAATTTTACACAGGGCTCGATGCAATCAACGACGGAAACAACGTCTACGGTGACCGAGACCATAAATTCGATAGACTATAATACAGGCTATCAATATGTGATAACAGGGACAAACATACAGCACGATGGAGATACTCTATCGGCACCTTCCGTAACAAATGGAACTAATACTATACAGGGAGTGACTTCAACATGGACTGGAATGGATCTAAACAACAAACCAAACTTTTCAATCGTAAATCCAGCAGGTTCCTTTCAATACAGCGAAAGTTACATGGGGCCTGGCCTTGCGACGCAAACAATCATCCAGAGAACTACAACAATAGAAAGCGTCACAAGCACACAATCAACATTCAGCCAGTAGCCAAAAAACTTGCCCTATTAGTTTTAAGTGCACTTACATGTACCCCTTCCTACGCAACTGATGTGGGAGGGGTTTCTGCTACCGCAAATCCAATAGCAAATTCCTCTGGCTCGGTTACGAATCAAGCCATACAAGTTTTGCAGGGCCCATACATAACTAATCAATATGGAAATGGTATTGCATGTCAAGGGCCTACCATGAATATCACACCATACGTCAACGGAACGGGAAGTTTCAAGAGGCCATTTGAACGATATTATCAAGATCCAGTGTACAACAACGCAGATAATGACGATGACAATATACCCGACAATCCTGGCGAGATCCTTTATTATATTCCTACAAGAACTGGACAGACAGAAAATTATAATCTCTCCGTAGGTCTCTCTGCTACATGGTCAAGACCATTAGATAAAGAACTACAGAAACAATGTAAAGATGCAGCAGCAGCAAACATTGCATTAATGAATCAGGCAACTGCAAATAAAAGATTAGACTTTGAGATAGCTCGTTTGAAAAACTGTGGTGAATTAATGAAGGCTGGTATCATGTTCCATCCGAAATCACCTTATGCATCTGTATGTGCTGATGTAGTATTAGTAAATCCACCAGGTGTTGTAGCACCACATCAACATGATATTCCACCAGTTGATTATAAAGTTGAACTTGAAGAACCAAAAGAAGTATCATATGGTGATGCATCTGTATTAAACCCAATGAGCATTGGTAACACACCAGAATGACTATACCATATATTAAAGTAGAAGATCCTAGAATATTCACTCATCCAATTTCGAATATTGGAATCTATCGTTTACCGCAATTAAACTTATGGAATATACATCCTCCAATAACAGTTAAACTTGGTTTCCCTATTGTAGAATTACCAGGTTGTGTAGAGTTTCATCCTGATGATCAAAACAAAGTAACTAAATTACCTTTTGATAAGAACCTTGTAAATGATGATCCTAAAGGTGCACAAACAGCCTGTCCTAATGGTCAATATCCAACGTATAATGCAATTAATTATGAACCAGAACAAAGACTACCTACATTAATTACTGAGGTACCACCAGTAGCTCCACCACCTCCACCAGAAGTACCAGATACAGGAGATGTAGTTCCTCCATTAAAATGCCCTGGCCCAGGCCAACTAAGAGTTGGTGATACTACTCAGTCTGGTGATGAGAAAGTAATTGGTCATGAACTAAGTCCAGATGGTAAAACCTGTGTAACATTGTATGAGCCAACGTCTCAACTAGAGAAGTATCTTCCATCATTAAATCAAGCATCAAGTGTTACGGTACTAGCAATCGCAGCTACAGCAGGTGCAGCAGCAACTCCATTGCTTATAAGAATTATAAAACCTGCAATCAAAAAATTATGGACAACTATACAAAAGAAATTAGGTAAAAAAGTAAGAAGACCTTCTCTCTCAGAAAGACGGACAAATAAGTACCGTGAGAAAAAAGGCCTTCCACCACTTAAAATTTAGTTATAATCACACTCATCAATACTACCCATACAGTCTGCCTCATCAATAATTTCCATACATTCTCCTACCATCTCAAAGTCTGGTAAATACTCACGACACCTATAAAGGTTGTAAAGACTTCCTGTTCTACGAAAGTACCATCCATGTATAGGTTGGACATAGTTCATACTTATATGATTATAGAAAGGATCCCAAAGTTCCTTTTCAATTATATCTTCTGCTATAAAATTTTGATACCGATTATCAAACTCTTCCTGACATTCCTCTCTGGTTCCTAAACCTTTGTCTGCTAAATTTCTACAAGCAATTAAGGCATCAGCATCATCCAACTTTTTATTCCACCATGCAGAATAATGATCGGTTATACCATTCACTATAAGTAAAGGCATTGCAAAAGTCAATGTGAAATTTACATATGCCTTCTTAAGTTTAGCCAGCATTTAACGTACCAAATGATCTACGAATCTCTCTGAGTTCCTCAAAGTTTTTATTCTTCGTACCACCATCATATTCCCAAGCATATCCTTGCTTGATCATTTCCTCATTAAGTGACACATCCCCATCCCCGATATATAACCACCCCAAAAGACGACCATATTTGCCGATGCCACCACTAAGTTCAGTCCTAATAGTAAGCTCGTCGTCACCAGTAATGGCTTGACCCAGTTTCTCTTTGAGCCAGTTTGTTGCGTCGATTCCAAGTGCTTTCTCCTCTAAGTCACGGGTACGTTTCTCAGGAGTATCAATCCCAGCTACGCGAACCCTTTCTTTTTTGTATAGATCAAATCCAAGATCTATTGTAACATCAATTGTGTCACCGTCAACTACTTTGTTAATCTTCGTTACTCGGAAGTTGTAACAACTCTTCCGACTTGGGGGTATCATTGCTCCCATTTTCAAACTCCATTAGTGCATTATTTATCATGGAATCAATATCAAGATTTTTTTCTGTTACTCTATATCCTTCTGCATAATCTATTATCCTGTACAGCAATTCTTCTTCAACTTCTAAAGCATGTGCAGGAGGATCTGTAATTGGTGCTGTGCAACCAACTAATATTAACGGTAGCAATAAAAATTTAATCATCATAAGTTAGTATAGCATAGATTACAAAAGAAACTGCAACTAGCAATATAAACACCATAATATTTACACTATGAACTACTGTAACCACTAATCTCTCTGTCGCCAATCATCACTACGTTCTTGATGAAACCAATCTACTATCTCATCTGGTGAACCAAAACCCCTTTTATGATTACTTGAATCGGGGTCTCCTATGTTCAAGTTATTCAGAAAAGAATCGTTCGGATTTGTTGCTTGTCTTCTTGCTTGTTTTAACATACCTCTTGCACTCGTATTTGCTTTTGATAATTTTTGTGCCCAGATCATATCATCTATACTTACTTCTGTTCCAGCTGCAATAGATTTGCAGATGCCCTCTAACCGAAGGCGGTATGCGGTTGATAACATTTATTAATACGTAGTATTAATATAATTTATACGTTTAACAATCTATTCACATTAGTGTGTAAGTACTATAACATTCCGACTAATATTAGTCCAAAAGCAACAAACACCATAACCCCCATAGAGATTACAGTGTTATAAAACCATCTTGGTATTTTGTCTACTTTGTCGATGTCATCCAATCGAGTACCTCTGATGGAAGTTTACCGACTCTAGGGTCAGAGTCCTTGACGTTGTGAGGATCCATCTCACCCTTGGGTAGATAAGTAAGTTCACGCAATGCTCTAACTGAGGGATCAGTTGTAACATTAGTGGGAAGTCGTCCAAGAGCGACATTATCATAGTTAAGTTGATGCCTGTCGTAAACAGATAGTTCATACTCCTCCGTCATTGATAAACAATTCGTTGGACAGTATTCTACACAATTTCCACAGAAAATGCAAGCACCAAAGTCAATAGAATAATTACGTAACTCTTTTTTCTTTGTCTGTTTATTCATCACCCAGTCAACGACTGGTAGATTTATAGGGCATACTCTTACGCATACCTCACAAGCAATACACTTATCAAACTCATAGTGTATGCGTCCTCTATATCTTTCGGAAGGAATTAATTTTTCATAAGGGTATTGGACTGTTACTGGCCTTCTCCCCATGTGTGAGAGAGTTACAGAAAATCCATCAAACAAATACTTTGCTGCGTTCTTAATTTCTTTTAGATAATCAAGGACTCCTTTAATCATATTACGTATGCGTGATTAATCGAAACTATAAGTGCGATTGCAATAGTTCCAAAAATTATTGTTGCTGATCTGATTGGTAAGTTTTTCATTTAACATCCGAAGGGTATACCACAGGATCTAAGATAAAAGTATTTATCAACCTGTGTTGGAACAAAATTGCAATAATCTATAAAAGAAGGATGTGCCTTTAGATAAGGTACATCCTCTTTACTGTGTTCTATTGCTGAGTATGCATCATCTGCGTATTCGCAGATTTCGTGATGGTGTTCTTCTGCGTCGTGGTATCCGACGGTATAGTGCTTTTGCTGAGTAAAGGGCATGATCTTTCAATCCTGTACTACGATATTATTTATTATACCATATAAGTATTTTTACGCAACTGTGTGTGGACTCACGGACAGTGTTAAAGAACCTGTACAACTCCATTACAATCAGGAAAGTCTGCAAATAATTTTTTTTCTATACCCATCTTTAAAGTCATAGCACTCATAGCACATGTCTCACATGCACCACTAAGTCTTATCTTAACAAACTTAGTGTCTTCTTCTATCTCTATAAATTCAAGATACCCTCCATCAGCCTCAATGTATGGAGAGATTTCTTTAAGTGAGTTTACTACATTATCTCTAGTTAGTTCCATAAGATATTAATAATACACCTAATACAAAAAGCACCAATGGTGCGATTACGAATGTTAATGATTCACTTAATTCCATTCAGAACCTTATTTCTTTTTAGGTGCTTTACCACCAACCCATGCTTCATTCTCTGGGGTGCTAGGATCATCTTTAATGTAATGTCCTTTATCGTTTCTTGCTCTCTTTGGTTCTACAACTGGTTTTGCAACCTCAGTCTTTGGGGTTTTACCAGCTATAAGGTCTCCGAAATGTGACATTTTAATGTACTAATAACTACGGTTATATTTATTATAAAAGAATTGCACCAATGATAAAACCTTTAGCAAAGGCAATACATTGAATTTGATAATCAGTCAAGTTAAATTTATCTTGAAACTTCTTTATGATTTTCTTATCCCATTCTTTTGCATGGTACAAAGCATGCACAATAGGATTCATTTTGTCGTGATCATTACAAGACATTGTTTTTCTCCGAGTGTATATTATTTATTATAGTAATACAAGTATCAATGCGATTGTTGAAAGGATAACAGAGATCTTAGGAAGCACAGTTGTTTTCTCTAATACTTCTACTCTTTTAACTACATCATTAAGTTTAGCCATTATGTTGATTTTTTAGGGGGTACTACGGGTGCAATAGCAAGAGGTGCTTGTTCTATTCTAATGGTTTGAGCAGGTGCAGACTGTGCTGCTTTCTCAATTAACATCTCCATATCTTTTTTAGATATCTGTCCGTTAGGGCCACTTCCACCGCCCTTGTCCATCTTCATAGTTCCATCACCTTTCTTGCTTGCTGTTTGAATTCCAAAGCTAGCCAAAACCCCAGTGAAAACCGAGGCTATGAAAGTTGGATCTATTTTTTGTTGAGGCACACCTGGTATAGCCACGTAATTCAATGTTAGTATTCCACCTGACCAGACAAGAACACCCAGCCGTACAAGTGTACTGATAATGGCTGCTTGCTCTTCTGAATCAGGAATGATTGCTTCCTTTAACTTACCAAGAGGGCCTTTCTTCTCTTCTTTTTCTTCTTTTGCTTCGACTTTTTCAGCCATAGGAATAGGAATAACTATTCCTATATAGCAACTTAAAGACCTAGAGGTGCAGAAGGTGCTGCAGGTGCAGCTTGAGGTGCTGTTGGAAGACCAGTTGTAGTAGGTAGTGAACCACCTATAGCACCTGGAAGTGCGTCACTAACTGCGTCCATAACTTTGGACTTAACGCTATCAATGAGTTGATCTCTCTGTACATAAGTAAATATGCCCAACCCAATAACGGCAGCAGATACAACACCAGACGACAACGCGATGACATTTACGATTTTTTGCATTTTGTGTTAATGTTTTTTATATTCTTCATTATAGTACGCTTTGTAATAATTTACAAGGCCTATGGTGGTGACTTGATTGCTTGACCAATCAGTTGCACACTTTTCTATACTATCAATAGTTGAGTGAGGGAACTTTCTATTCAATATTCCTTTCGCTTGTTCTTTAATTGTATTCATCATCTCCAAGATATTCTAATGAGTATATATCATGGACATCATCAGATGTGTGCAAATCCAACCATTCCTCATACTCGTGAATTATAGCCCAAGCATCAGCCTCTCTACCTTCTTCGATTAATTCATTTAATCGTTTTACAGCATGAGTGTGAGTTGCATATAAACTACCGTCTAGAGGATTAGAAGTCTCCATAATCTTTCTTCATGTATCTACCTAGAATATTGCTATTATAATATGCAGGAGTTCCATCGTCAAGAGCTTCCATCAAAACATTATTTAAAAATAATTGTTTTGTCTCTTCGTAATTTACCTTTCCGAGGGTGGTATGGAGGGATAAGATTTCTCTGGAAAAATTTTCCTTTCCATAGGTGGATATGTCGGACTTGAGTTCTGGCGAACTTCCATAATACTTTTTCCAATCTGACTCAGAAGTAACTCTACGCTTTCCTCCCTTTGGTTTACGTTTTTGCACAAAGTACTTTCTACCGATGTACTTTTTACCTGTTGACTTATTAGTAATGAGGTAGACGTAACCGAAGAAGTCGCCAATATCGTCAGAAGTGAAAGCTGTACCTTTGTAGTACCAGGGATTTTCATACTTCTCCATCTTCAGCAGGTGTCTCTGGTGTTGGAGGTTCCTCTACATCTGCTAGAATATTATCAATCTCAGTAGCAGAGAACTTACCTGTTGCTTCTAGTTCATCTCTTTTACTTATAGCACCTGCAGGAGGATCATATGGCTCTGGTGTTACAGGTGTATCATCTGGAGGAGTCTTGGTGGGATCTGTAATGTTCTTCCATATATCACCAATATCCTTCAGTTCTTTAGGATCTAATGTAGGTTGCATAACTAATACAAATTATTGTAAAAATATTTAGACACAAAAAAAAGAGGATTAAGAATCCTCTGTATCTTTATATACTTCATATGCATCGTATTCACCGAACAACCATGCATCTGCTTTTGCTGCTTCACGATATGCTTCAATACTCATATCTTTCAAACCTTCTACCTCTGATTCAGTTTCAACATATTTAACTCTGGGTTGTGTGTATCCATCCCAACCTTTATGAATCTCTCTGATTTGTTCATCCACACTATTCATTTCCATTTTAATTTTACCCTCAATCCAAAATTCTTTTAACCATGCAACAAATCCTAATGCTAGATGTTGGATAAATGGATTCTTAAATTTCTTCTTAACCCATCTCTCGGCCTTTGCGTACCAAGGATCTGTGCCCTTGCCGAACTGTTTTTCGAATTCTATTTTCATTTAAAAAGATGAGTCTATGAGTGTTGATTCGTCAATATCAATTTCAGAATATGTAAGGCCATCCCAGTAAGAGTGGTACAGCCTTCCCCAAATCACATCAAATTCTTCTTGGTTTAAATTTTTAAATAAACACTTGTCATGTAGATATACATGATATGTTTTATTAGAGTTTAAAACCTGAGAAGGTGTCTTTTTTAACATCTTGTTTAATTCCTCCTACAATGTAAGATTCTACTTCAGTTTCTTGTGGTGCAACTTGTAATCCTTTTGAGGATATCCAATGCTCTGTCCATGGTAATGGATTGTTTCTGATTGGTACATCATAAACAGGTTTAAGACCTATTGATCTCATACGCTTGTTAGCGACCCACTCAACATACTGTTGTAGTAATTTATGATTAAGTCCAATCATAGAACCATCTTTAAAGAGATACTCTGCCCATCTCTTTTCCTCATCAACAGTATTCATAAATGCTTGGATTATCCATGGTTCTTGCTCTTTAGCAATTTGAAGCATTTCTGGATCATCACCTTTTTTCCAATTATTTAGAATGTTTTGGGTGATTGCGAGGTGTTGATTTTCATCTCTTGCAATGAGGGAGATGATCTTTGCAGATCCTTCCATGAGTTTGAGTTCACCAAAAGCAAAGCTACAAGCAAAAGATACGTAAAAACGGATACCCTCAAGAATGTTAACATTAGCAACTGCCCTATATAAATGTTTTTTAAGATCTCTACGTGTCCATTCGGCATTGATATGATCTTTCCAACCCTCTCTCCAATTGTTACTTTGATCATACTCATGTGCTAGATTAATAAAATCATCATATGCTTTAGTAACACTGGATGCACGTTCTAGGATTCTTTCGTCAGTAAGAATAGTATCAAACACCTCAGAGGGATCTGAATATACATTCTTAACTATGTAAGTGTATGAACGACTATGAATCATTTCCATAAGTTGCCATACATTCATACAACCTTCCAACTCAGGAAGAGAACAATATGGTGCAAAAGCCATACCAGGTGCACGACCTTGAACACTATCTAACATTGTTTGATACTTTAAGTTAGATGTAAAGATATGCTTTTGTTGGTCATCTAATTGTTGATAGTCTCCCCTATCTTTCTGTAAGGAAACTTCTTCTGGTCTCCAAAAATATCCTAACTGAGACTTAGTTAAGTTCTCAAATGCAGGGTACTTAAAACCATCGTACCTCTGAACACCTAAAGGTGCACCAAAAAACATTGGTTGTTTTTTAGTATCAACTTGTTCTGTATTAAATACAGTCATTGAATCAACCACTTTTCTCCTCTTGGTAGTAGAATTTTTTTTAAATTGCACAGCTCTCGCAGACCTCCTCTTCTGAATCCATTATATCATCGACTAAAGATTTTAATTCATTATCATCCGCATCTACATCATCTGACTTATTATCATATGTATTTTGATAATAAGAAGTCTTCCAACCATACTTATATGTAGTTAAAAGATCTTGTGCCATCACTGAAGTAGGAACCTCAGCACCCTCATATTGTTGTGGGTTATAACTCCAGTTTCCGCTAATCGCTTGATCGAAGAATTTCTGCATAACAGCAACAATATTAATATATCCAATATTGCTAGGCATCTCCCAAAGAAGCGTATAGTTATTCTTAAGGGTGTTATAAGAAGGAACAATTTGCTTAAGAGGGCCTTTCTTAGATTTTTTAACTGAGAGATAATCTCTTGGTGGTTCAATACCATTCGTTGCATTACAGACAACTGATGATGATTCGGATGGCATTTGTGCGGATAAGGTACTGTTTCGTACTCCATATTTTTTAACATCGTTTCTTAGTGTTTCCCAATCATAATGTAATTCATTAGGAACAATCTCATCAACGTCTTTTTTGTATGTGTCGATAGGTAATATACCGTGAGAATATTTAGTATTATCTGAATATTCACATGCTCCTTTTTCTTTTGCAAGTTGCACAGTTGATTTAATTAGATTGTATTGGAATGCTTCTGTAAGATCATGTACTAATTTCCATGCTTCTGCATCCCCATAATTATAACCATTCTTAGCAAGATAGTGTGCTAATCCTATGAAACCAACACCGAGGGATCTTCTTGCCTTTGTAGCGACTTCTGCTGCTCTGACGGGGTATCGTTGAAAATCAATAAGTTCATCAAGACTCCTAACAGTAAGATCGCAGAGGCTTTCAAGATCCGAAAGATCCCTAATTTTGCCAATATTAATAGCAGAAAGGATACAGAGAGCAATTTCCCCAGAGTCATCGTCAATATGTTGTATAGGTTTAGTTGGTAATGTAATCTCCTGACACAAGTTACTCATCTCTACTTTATCAATAAATGATGAGTGAGAGTTGCAGTGGTCAATATTCATTATGTATATTCTACCAGTTTCTGCTCTTTCTTTCAAGAGGTCAAGTATTAATTCTTGAGCTCCGACTGTGATTCTTGGGATGGATTCATCCAATTCGTAACTGCAATATAACTCATCAAAGTCAGGGGTGCCAAAACTCTCAAACAAGTTAGGACAATCATGAGGGGAAAAAAGCGAGATTTCCTTATTGTCGATAAACCTTTGGTAAAATAATTCACTTAACTGGATACTGTAGTCGAGTTTTCTGACTCGGTTGTCTTCTGTTCCTTTATTGTTTTTGAGGACGAGGATGTCTTGGATTTCTTTATGCCAGATAGGGAAGTGGACGGTTGCTGAACCACCTCTGATACCGTTCTGAGTACAGCATCGTACAGTTGCTTCAAATTTTTTAAGGAAGGGGACGACACCTGTGTGCTGAACTTCTCCCCCACGGATTTTAGAATTGATTCCCCTGATTCTACCTGCGTTAATACCGATACCAGCCCTCTGTGCGACATATTTGCCAATAGCCATATCACTGCTAAAGATACTATCGAGGGTGTCATCAATATCAACCAGAACACAAGATGCAAATTGACGAATGGGTGTTCGGACACCCGCCATGATCGGTGTCGGGATGTTGATCCTGTGCTTGGAGATTGCGTTGTAGTAGTTTCGGACATAATCAAGTCTAGTTTCTATAGGGTATTTTGAGAATATGGATGCTGCAATAAGCAAGTACATAAACTGTGGTGTCTCATATACTGCTCCTGTGCTTCTGTCTTGTACTAGATATTTATCTGCTACCTGACGAAGACCTGCATAGGTGAAGAGATAGTCTCTATCGTGATCTATGAACGACTGGAGTTTAACATACTCCTCGTCAGAATACAAATCTAGTAACTCTTTGTCATATACTCCTGCATCTACACATCTAATCACATGATCCTTAACACTTGGATGCTCATGATAACGACCATACAGACTCTTCCTGAGTCCAAAGAGAAGCAGTCTAGCAGCAACATATTGATAGTTAGGTGTATCTAAAGAAATTAAATCACTAGCAGACTTAACTAATATCTCTTGTATCTCTGCAGTGGTAATACCATCATAGAACTGAATACCTGATTGTATTTCAACCTGACTTGCAGAAACTCCTGCAAGACCTTCACAGGCCATATCGACCATCTTATGCATTTTTTCAAGTTGAAGAGGTTCCATGCCTCTTCCATTACGCTTTTTAACGTTAATAACGTTGCTCATACCTTCTTCCAGTTGTTAAATTTAATTTTTGCTTCTAATCCCGAATATGTATTCGATTCTAATATGGGCATTATATCATACTTTGAAAGAACCATATCATTTATGTCCTTTTCCTTTATATTTTGTGGCCAGATAACAACACGCTCACCTCTGTCGATGGTAGATTCGATTCGTTTAAGAATCTCACTACTACGCGGCTCATTATCATACACCCATACAGGACGGCTAATACCCCACCCCCGAACATCACCGTCTGCACCGCACATTGCAATGCTATTTCGAATGAATGTTGCGTCGAAGGGGCCTTCTGTAACATAGACTGTTTTTGTTTTGTTGATTTGTTCCAATCCGAACACTTTTGGTGCGTCATTATTAAACATCACAGTGATATATTTAACAAAGTTAGGGCCTAGAGCCCTTCCTTGAATCCCAATAAGATTACGTTCTGTATCATACATGGGAATAATAATTCGACTCTCATCCTTTTGGACAGAATCGAATGTTCTTTTTTTAGTATTTACCCAAGCTCTAAACTTCTTTGCAAAATAAAAGTTTGCAGGATCTAACATCCTTTTTTTAAGATACTCTTTTGCAATCGGAATCTCAGATGCTCTTGGAAGATCTAATTGTTTCTTAAAAATAGGTTTTTTAAATTCTAGTTTTGGTTCTTCTACAACAAAATTCTTACCAGTATAACCCTCTTTAAATTTCTCCATAGTATATTGTTTATGGAGTGTAGGATCTATCTGTTTTATAAAATTATTGAAGGACATACTAGCACCACAATTATGGCACTTGTAGTTGGTGTTAGTCTTAACTTGATATAAGTATCCTCTAGCCTTGTTTTTGTGCTTCTGAGAGTCACCACAGAGTGGACAACGAAAATTATATAAGTCTGCCTTCACTCTTTTAAATTTTTGAAGACGTGAAGACACTAATCCAATAAACTTGGAATCAATGATATCCATGTGGATATTTCTATTTTGTTTGTATTATACTAGATTCTACTACTGGTGTCAACACACCGCCCATAATTCTTTGTCCAACAGGACTAACTAAGAAACTTATTATACTTAACGCACCAAAAATACTCCACATCTTCTTCTCCATGATGCGAAGTCTTTCATCTACCTTGCGAATATCTCTCTCACACCCCTTCTTAATCTCTGTAGTAGAACGTGTGACTTCTTTGTGAAGCGATTCCACCTTCTCAAATAATACCGCATCTATTCTATCCTGCTTATCTAACTTTTCATTATGGACAGCAAGTAACTGACCCATCTTAACAGAGTTATCCTGTAAAGATTGAACTACCTTTTCTAATCTTTCTAATATTGCTGCATTTACGTTGTTCTTATCTTCCATCTCTCTACTTCTGTGACCACCTCTTTCTAGCACCAGGCATCAATCCTCTTGCTAAGATTGGTGGTTTCTTTTTCTTGTTAAACACTGGAGGTGCTTCCCCTCCAACGGCTCCTGCAATAGCACCACCGCCAACATTGTTGACTGGTGCATCTTCGTCCATGAATTGTCTAAAAGTTTTCATTAGAGTTCTTGCAGTTGTTTTAAACATTCTTTGTCCTCGACAATATCATTAATTGCAGTTCGAGGATACTCCGCAATCCTATTCAGAAATACGAGAAAACTCTTTAGATAAGGCCAAAGATCTTCTTCTAAATTGTAAAACAATAATGCTACAGCAGCATCATCAAATACGTTGAAGAGAACTGTTAGATGATTCAAAATAAGATGAACCTTAAGTTCACCTGTATTTTTATATCTTTTCAGTAATCTTTTTATGTATTTGATTCGCTTCAAATCATCCTCAAAGTCATCTCTAGTGAGAGCTTGGGGATTGTCGTAGAATTTTATAGCAAATAACAAATAGTTGTTTTCATTCAATTCATCAAATTTCATATCAAATCAAAGATTTATTTTAATTAGCTATCAGGTAAGATTGCGTCGTCATTAGCATCACCAGTAATGAATCCATCTCCACCACCAGCAACTAGTGTTTCGGTCTTAACTCTTGCAACACCGTGCATATCTGTATATGTAGTAATTCCAACCCATCCAGAACATGCTGGTTTGTACTTGGAACCATCATCTCTTGCAGCTTGTGCTTCCGCTACATCTACACCGTAGATTTGATTAATACCGAAAGATCCACCTCTAACTTCATATAAAGGTGTCTCACGAATTTCGTAATCCACATCTGAGAATGAACCAGGAAGATCAAGTCTTTGTTCATCTAATGTGATTTGAGTATTGGAATCTATACTCTTGATTATACCCTGACCTGGCCCAGCACCATCAGTTGCTAGTGTAAGTACTTGTCCTACTTTAACACCATTTCCTGCTGTCCAAGCAATACCTCCACTTTGTTTCGTTACTACTCCAGCAGTCGAACAGTTTACTTTTCCTGTAGAATAAACTGTATCTTTTTTACCCCAAAGAGGCATAGCTCTATCTCCAAAAAATATTGTTTCTAGGAATATTTATAAACTCAAGAACCTAGTAGAGCCTTCTCTAGTGCAGCGACTAGTTGGTCATCTACTTTGTTGCCTGATTTAGCAGCAGCCTTTTTTAGTATTCCGATAACGAACACTTTGATTTTGTCCTCTAGGTCTTCTGGGATTTTATCTACTGCTTTTTCTATAATATTAATAGCAATAGGTAGGAAAAATTTAGTCATGATTAATTTATGATTGCTAATCTATATAGCAAGTTTAATCATAAACTTTTTTACCTGCCTTAATTCTACCTGATCCTTTTGCGTCTGAGAACTTTATTCCGTGTTTTCTACTATCTGATCTTGTTGCGTCTGCTTGTTTTTTTGCTTTAGCTTCCTTTGCTTTCTTATAAAAATCCACAAACTTCTGTCTACTTTTTGCTCTGTCTTCGTAGTTTTCAACCAATTTACCTTGTGGTTCGTAACCACAGTTCCACTTACGAAGTGACTTATTAATTCTTGAATCTGGATCTCTTGCAGTCTTAGCGGAGGTGAGTTTCTTTTTCATACCCTTCATTCTCTTACAGAATGATTTTCTCCTGTTCGCTGACTTAGATCCTTTCTTTAACTTAGATGGTTTAGTTGTAACAGGTGCTTTTAAATCAGAACCAGGATTCTGTGCTTCGTAAGACTTTCTCCCTTTCTCATTTAAACCACCTTCACTATTCTTTCCTGCCTTTTTTGTCCATGCTGCACCTTCACTGTGCACAATCTTTTCATCTTTCTCATTACGTGCAAGATTTTTTGCTCTTTCTTTTTTAGAGATCTTTGGCCCACCAATTGGATCTCCATACTCATCTCTCTTAATTGCTTCTTCTACCTTTTTCTTTTCGGGTAAACCTTTATGCTTAGTCTTTGCAAACTTCTTCGCATCCTTCATACTAATTTCACTAGCAACATCTGATACTTCAGATGAAGGATTCTTCATCTCACCCTTTTGGGCTGCACGAACCATCCCAAAAAATCTTTGTTGCTTTTTAGATACTGCTGGCATTAGGTTCCTAAGCCTCCTTTACGCACTGCCCGTACATTCACATAATCCTGTGTGCTCTTGTAACCTTTTGCTTTTGCTTTTGCATCTAATGCTTTGCTCTTTGCCTGTTGATCTTTTTTCTTTGCTAACATTTTAGTGTACTTACCAGTACCCTCATCAGACTTAGCACCTTTCACTTTCTTAGGTTCATTAGCACCCATGCGTTGTTTCGCATATTTTTTGGCTACATATTGAAATGCCTTATCATCTTTAGCAGTTCCACCCTTTGTTACGGGTTTACCTGTCTTGGTATCTGTACCCTTCTCTTTCTCAAAACGATTGAGTTCGGTTAAAAATTCTTCAAAATTTTTCATTACATACCTCTATCGGCCATGAATTTTTTAAATGCAGGAGAGTTGATTCCTCTCTTTGGATCTCTCATTCTAGCAGCTTTAGATCTCTTTGCATATGGTTTATCAGACTCGTCTGGATCCTTATGCTTTTCAGGATTCATAGCAACTTGTCTATTTTCTAAGATACCTCTAATTAGATCAATACCTTCTTTGTATAATGCACTTGCTTCTTTATGCTTGCCTTGATTGGTTAAGGACTTAACCTTTTCCATCTTCTTCCTCTTAGCAAGTTGCATAGCAGTAGGTTTCTTTTCATTGTAATACTTACCAGTTCCTGACTCAGGAGTAGCCATACCTTCATCAATTCCTTCCTCTTTTACACAGTTAGGAACTTTTTTTCCACCCTTATCCTTAGTGCCTTTTGCTTTGTAACCATCCCAACATTTATCTGCACCTACATTCTTACGTGCTTGCTTAAGACTTTCTACATTAAGAGTTTTTGGATAGTCCTCGTCACCTGGTTTAGCAGGTTTTTCACCACGTTTTCTCTTTGCGTGAATGTTATCCCAAAGACCTTTCTTCTTACCTTCAACTAATTCACCTTCTGGTTCCTTAGAAGCCATGATACCTTGTGCTCTCAATTTATTTTTAACAAGATTAATTGCAGTAGGAAGTTCTCTTGGATCTCCAGTTCCATTAATTGTTGTTGGAATTGCAGCACCAGCATCGAAAGTTACATCAACCTTTGCTGATGGTGTATCATCTTTCTTTTCAACAGGTCTATCAATCTCACCATAAGTTCCTTCGAACATAGCACTCTGCCAAGATTTTAAACCTAACCTATTGGTAGATTCTTTCACACCTTTTTTAGCCATGGCTTTTTTAATTGCTTTGTCTCTTGATCCAAAATACTCATCCTTACCAGATTCGATTTTACCATCACCATCATAGTCTTTCTTGGCTTTCTTTTCTTCCACTTGAACTTCCTCCTTGTTGTGTACATGTGCAAGATAAGTAGGAGATTTCTTCTCTACCGTACCACCTGCTCTTTTTTTCGCTTTGTTACCAGCACCCCTATCAGAATCTGGCCAATCACCACCACCTTTGGTAGCTTTCCTTGAATAACCTTTACCACCTAATCTTTCATCAAGGACTTCCTCCTTCATACCCTTAGTCTTTACACCTCTTCTTGCTCTGTGCTCTTCTCCTCTTTTTGCTGCAAGTTTTGCTCTCTCCGATGTGCCTTGACCACGAGGCCCAGCTCCAGCTGGATCGAAGTGACCTTTTTTACCAAACCTTCTCTCATTTCGGTCTGCTGCTACACCAAATACTTTTTTATCATCTACCTTTGCTTCATCAAGGACTTCACCCTCCAATTCAGTATGTGCAACTATGTCTGCACCTGCACCAGATCTAACTGCTTGCATTTTCTTTTGGAGAATCATACGCTTTGCTATAGCAACTCGTTTCTCCTTTGGATCCATTTTGGGTTTTTCTTCTTTATCAGGTTCAACCTGTTCAGATTGAGTAGGGTTAATAGTAACCTTATTTTTACCCTTCATTACATCAATCTTCTTATTATTAGCTTCAGGATTTTCTCCCTCACCTACCTCAGCAATAAATTCTTCCTTAACCTTTTCTACATCACCAGGAATACCTTTACCTGCTTTTACACTAGCAGTTGCTGCTCCTTTCTTTTTCTCACCTTCATATGGTGTACCTGCTCCACCAGTCATCTCAACAGATGCTATGTTAGGATTCTTTCTTAGTTCAGAGATCTTTGCACGATCAGCCATTCTTACGTATGATCTACCAGTCTTCTTATCCTTTACTCTTACTTTAAACTTTTTACTTACTTCTGCTTCAACTATTTCTTCTTCTTTCTTACCACCACCAATAGTAAATACACTATTCAATACATCAGAAACAGAAGACTTTACAGTATCAGTAATATCAACAAAATCGTAGGACTCACCAACAAGCATCTTCTTAGCAACTGCCTTAACAGGGCCAGGTGCAGGTGACTTTCCTAGTTGAGAAAGATATGCTCTTTTTAATGAAACAGGGTCTGCTTTTTGACCTTCTTTAAATCCTTGCTTTACCTTATACCTAACATCATATGCAAGTTGACGTGCTTGCTTTCTAACTTTCTGGTCGGCACCTTGATCGCCACCACCAGAAGGAGCAGGTTTAGCAGGTTGTGCAGAGGGATTTTCTTCAACTATATGGTTACTCATTGGAAATCCTTAGATTCAATTACTCTTTTTTCTATATTTATTTATGAATTGTTTTCCCCAGTCTTGGCCAGGAACCATTGACTTAGCATAATTGAGCAATGCAGGGGTACCAACTTCACGTTGGTTTGCAGGAACACCAGAAACTTTAGTATCGTTATTGTACTTGTTAGCTTCTGTAACATCCTTGATCCACGACTTGAACATAACATTATCTTCAGTCACGCAGATCAAATAGTTTGTGCCTCTACGGATAATCCTACCAACCAATCCGTGGTTAAGATTTTCAACTAAATCACCAACTTGATATATCTTTTTACCTACAAAATGTTCTCTTAAATTTTCCCAGTCTAACTTAGGTGCGATTTTCCAAAGACTCCATCCTTCTTTAATATTCATACCTGCACGAATATTTTTAAAAAGTTCTCTAGCAACCTTCTTATTCATTGCTGTTGGAACACCTTTTAAGAAGTTTTCAAAATCATTCTCTGCAGCATACTTTCTTTGCTTTGATGCAGACATTCCTGTTATATCATCAGCATCAGGATCTCTATCACCAGCAGAACGAACTTCTACTTTATCAAAGTCATAATGTAATCCGTTGTAATTATTGACTAACTTATCAAATTCTTTCTGTCTATCAGCACCACCTACAATTCTTACTCCTGCATAACCATCCATATGAGCCTTCTTCAATACATCAAAGATAGTTCTATTCTGAGCATCATTAACAATTCTCTCACTATGATTAGGGAACATCTGTCTCATCACAGCAACTTTCTGATCAGCATCTAAAGGATTCTTTTTCTTATCCTGACTGCGTGAAGGTACTATAATATAGTCACCATCATCAGAAGATTTAGCCACAGTATCTAATAATTTCTCATGTCCTGTTGTTGGTGGATTAAATCTACCAAATGCAATAGTTAAAGTTCCCTTTGTTTTCTCAACTTGAGGAGGCATTAACTTCTCAGGATTTGCGGGTGCATCTGGATCATCCTCTTGTTTCATAGGTTCCTGAGGTGCAACATCCTGTTGAGGTACTTTACCTTTTGGTTGTGCCTGTGGTTGTGGTTGTGCTCCTGCTGGCAGTTTACCAGATAAATTCTTTTCTTTTTCTGTTGATGCTGGATCTTTACCACCTACTTTCTGTCTCTTATTATAAAACTTTAATCTTCCTTTCTCTGTCTTTGCAACAAACTCTCCATCCTTGTACCAGCCTCCATGACCATCACCAGTCAACCCCATACGGGCTGCCTGTTGTGTAGCAGATTCTGATAAAAAATTTAAAAAGGATTTCATTTATTTAATTCTAATTTTATCTCTTCTTCATGTGCAAGGATATACTTAACGAGACTTGTTCGTAAGTTATCATATTTATTTAGTTTCTTTTTAGAATGAGTCTTTTTCTTAGGAATCTTAATACCATAGAAACAGTACTGTAAGAAAGCATTAAACCTCTGCTGACCTGATAGATCAGATTCAAAAGTTTTTATAAGGTTTTTCATTTCAGATTTCATTAAAATATCTTTCCATAAGGGCCATATCTTTTACCTGCTTTCTCTGCAGTAAAGATTAAAGAAGTACAGAAGTCATCTCTTTTATTTTTTGGAAGAGTCATTAAGGCATATAAAAATCTAAGTTGTTGTAATTTAGATACCGCAACCCAAGGTTGACCTCTATTAAGATCATAGGTTTCTTTTATATTAATTATAGCAGTTTCTACATCAACCTTTCCAAGATCTACAAACCTATCAGAAATTAATTCATCAATGATTTTTCTATAATCATCTTCGACATCTCTAAACTCAGTTTTATTTCTTGGAAATGCTTTATTGTTTGGTTCATATGATTTCATTATACCATAAACTTTCATTAAATCCAATACTAATTCTACCGTTGCTTTACCTAATCTTGCTGCACCTTTACCTACAATAGTTGGTTCCCATTTTAAGTTACTAAATTTTGTAGAATCATTTGCTTTAATTTGAACTTTAAAATCTATTTTTTTCCCACTAACAATACCAGGATCTTTAATAGTTAGAATTGTATCTTGAGTTAAAGTAGCTGCACCTGGTGACCCACGTTTTTTTCCTCTCTCAATATCTTTCTTTGCTTTATCAGGATCAATTCTTTTTGTTCCTAAAAGACACTTTGCACTATCAAGAGTCATTTTAGTAGCCTTAAGGTTTTTAAAAAACGATCCACTTACATTAACTTCTTTCCATGATGCAGAACCCCCACCAATTTTTTTCAATGAGATTCCCATTATTTGTTTTGTCTTAAAAAGAGCTCTAAAAATAGCATTGAGTTTTGCTAATTCAGATTCTATAGAGGCAGTTGGATCTTTCTTATTCTTGAAAGATTCCATAATTTTTTTCTTCCACTTTGCTTCATCCTGTATTAACCAAATATCAGCAGGGTTCCAATTATCTTTTTGTCCTATATCAAATTCTTCTTTAACTAAATCAGTAACCCAATCCATAAAAGTCTCTCCACCTTTACTACCAGGTAAAATATATGCAGGTTTAGGGCCACCATCACGAGAAAATTCTGTAAATTTTGGTTTACCTATTTTCTTTAAAAGTATTTTTGTTTGTTTATAAAAATTTATTACCCACTCACCATCAATATCATCATCCCATTCACATTTACCAACAGTTTTCCATACTTTAACTAACTCATCATATGTTACACTATCGTTAACAATATCATTAGCACTATTAAATACAACGTTGTCTTGAATAGCCCTTTTAAAAACCCACGCAGAACCTAGTTCCTGCATGCGAGTCATTGTTGCGGAAGAAACATCTTTACTAGTTTTCTTCTTAACCATGTTTGAATTACTTTTTAAAATATTTATTTATCACATCTACTTGGTCTTGATACTTAGCGATTATATTTAATTCAGTTTCAATCGCTTCTGTTATGTCAGAGTGTTCCCCAATACCTGCAGGATTAGACAAATAAACTTCTACATTCGCAACATGTTTTTGTATGTCTCCATGTGCGTGTGCTAATAGTGCTTTGATTAGTTGTTCCCTCATAGTAACATTTTATACTCTGTATTATATATGTGTGATTTCACCAATCACCCATGATTTATCAATATGAGGAAAACGAACTGTTGGTGAATGAATCGCCTCTTGTATATCTGATACCACTTCATCTGGAACAATCAAACAATATCCTATTCCTATATTAAATACTCTTCTCATTTCATCTTCTTCTATCTCACCTGCTTGTTGTATCTTATTAAAGATCTCTGGTCTCTTCCAAGAACTATAATCAATCTCTGCTTTTAATCCTTCTGGAATACATCTTGATACATTGCTAAGTAATCCACCACCAGTTATATGGGCCATTCCAACTATTGGAAACTCTTCTAAAAGTTTCATAATAAATGGTGCATAGATTGTAGTAGGAGTAAGTAACTCTGGAGTATTTGATAATGCTATCTTATGTCTCCATAACATTTCATTTATTAATGTAAATCCATTACTATGTAATCCACTACTTTCAATACCAATTATCTTATCACCTGCTTGAATGAGACTACCATCTATAAGTTCATTCTTTTCTACAATACCTGTACAAAATCCTGCAAGGTCGTATTCACTTTGATCAGTATGTTCAGCAGTCTCTCCACCTATAAGTTCCATTTCTGAAATCTCACATCCCTTAAGAATACCTACCATAATATCAGCAAGATTATCATCTATCTTTTGAGTAGAAATATAATCTAAAAAATATAATGGTTTAGCACCACATGTGATTATATCATTCACACACATAGCAACTAAGTCTTGGCCTATCTTCTGGTAAGCAAACGGATCACTAGAGATTCTACATAGACTAATTTTAGTTCCAACACCATCAGTACCAGATACCAAAATAGGTTCCTCATATCCACGAGGAACCTTAAACATACCACCAAACCCACCAATGGTTGGTGCTTTCTCTTTTAGTTTTTCAACAAAAGCATCTCCTGCTTCTATATCTACACCGTATTTCATTAATATGAGATATTATCTAGAGTGAATAAACTTATAAATTCAATATTCTCTTTTTCAAATAAATCATCTGCTTCGTCATTTTCTTGACGATCAACAATAGAAAGAACTTGTTCTACCTTATATCCAGCTTCACGTAATACCCTAACTGCCTTCATTGCAGATTCACCTGTTGTGACTACATCTTCTAACACACATATTTTACATCCTTGAACTGGTAATCTACCTTCAATCTGAGAAGTTGTACCATGATCTTTTGCTTCTTTACGAATAATTAATGCATCAAGTTTAGTTCTTTTATTTTGATCTAACCAAGAAGTCATTGCAACAGATGTTACTAAAGGATCACCACCTAATGTAAGACCTGCTACTGCTAAAGTTTCATCATCAACCAAATCAAGAAGAAGTGTTCCTACTAGAATACTACCATCACCAGATAATGTAACTGGTTTACAATTTACATAATGATCTGTTTTCTTACCAGAAGAAAGAGTATAATCTCCTTTACGATAAGCATCTGTTTGTAGATCTTTTAAAAGACGATCCCTAAACATACGAAAGTGTTCTTCTTTCGTAGGGGGGTTTTTAGGTACACCTGTCTTAGGATCCCAGTTCTTAGGATTAAATGCAGTCATTAGATATCTCCCTCTCTACGATTTTCTGAATAGTGAACATCAAACTCTCCACCAGGATATCTTGCTTTTAATTTCTCCACATTTCTTTCTACAACATCATCAAATGATACATCTAAAGCCATACATGCTTGTGCTACGTACCAGAGAACGTCACCCAACTCAACAATAAGATGTTCTCTGTTAGCGTCGTTCCAAGGCTTACCTTGGAAAACCATCTTCTTAACGATCTCCATAAATTCACCACCTTCAGCATTAATACCAACAGCAGCAGTAAGAAGCCTGTGAATATCGGAACCTTCTCCGTCAAGATATTTAAGACTCTCAAGGAAAGATTTATAATCTTTACTGGGATCGGATGTGACACCATCCACGAAATTAAGGTATCTATTAAAGTCAACTTTCTTAGTCATTAAAATTTAAACTCCGCAAATGATTTTGTATGTTTCTTATCCTCAGTATTATACTCTTCTTCTTGTCCACTGTCAACTATATCCTGTTGTGCGGATTGTTCACAATCATACAATCTCATCTTAGCACGATCAATACCAATAACAAATCTTTTGTATATTGTAGGATCATTATATCTATTCTTTAATTGCTTAACCATTATCTGATTTAAACCTTCCAATTCTTCTGTACTAATGAGAGCAAACATAAGGTCAGCAGTAGCGGGAAGACCGAATGACTCAGAGGTATCAGTAAGATCAACGTCGCTACTAGCAAACCCACTACGAGTTGTTTGAGTTGCCGAGACGATGGGAAGATTTGCTTCAACCGCAAGACCACGGAGTTCTTCTGCGATTGCTTTGATGTATGAGTAACTGTTGACATTTGCTGCTGCCCGATAACGTGAAGACGCACATATATTTAAGTAATCTATGAATATAATATCAGGTTTAAAAGATTTTTTCAGTGCTAGTTCATTCAATAGTGCTTTGAAATGACCACTATGTGCTGATGCAGTTGGATATTCTTTAATAATTAATTGTCCTTGTGTTTTCTTACTGAGGTTAGTAACCTTTGTACCAAACATTGGTTTGGGTATATCAATTATATTTTGTATATTAACGTTTAAAAGATTAGCATCAATTCTTTCAGCAATCTTCTCCTCAGCCATCTCAAGCGTGATGTATAATACGTTCTTGCCTTGGAGTAACACACTGCTTGCGACATGACACATAAACAGAGACTTACCAACACCAGTGCCAGCGAGAGCAATATTGAGTGTTTTATTTGGAAGGCCGCCCTTTGTAACTTTGTTGAAAAATTCAAGGTCGAACGGTATCTTGTCTTCTTTCTTGTGATATGACTCATATCTTTCCTCATAATCATTTAGATAATCATGTCCTATATGATTATCGAAAGAAACAGAAAGAGCGTCAGAGAGAATGCTAGGAATAGCATCCCTTCCTTTTTTGTCATCTTTTCCATCTGCTAAAGATATTGATTCCATTAGTGCTAAGTATATAGCACGATCACGACACCACTTTTCTGTAGAATCAAGTAACCATTGATTCTCTACAACTGTTTCTTCAAAAGAACTATTAAGTTCACGTATTTCTTTTATCTCATTCTCTGTAAGGTCTGTTCTATTTTCAGTTTCAATATTTAATGCTTCAACTGTAATAGCAGAACCATACTTCACAATGAAGTTAGTTACTTCTTCAAAGATAACCTTTTCAGATCTTAGTTCAAAATATTCTGGTTTAATAAAGGGAATTACTTTGCGTGAGTATTCTTCATTGTAAATTAAATTTTTGAGAATAGTAGTCTCAATTCGTTCCATAACTAAAGTGTTGCTGTGCTATAGCATCAAGTTTTTCCATTATATCATTAGTAAAGTAATCTGTGGGGTTTGCGTAGATTTGTTTCGCATAAACCTTTTTATCACCCATCTGATATCTACCTGCTACATTTTTCCACAGGCCTCCAATCTCTCCTAATTCAAGAAGACCATAATAACGATCAAGTCCTCTCTCATCAAAATACAGACGTATTTCTACATCTTTATTCTCTCTACTTAAGCGAGATTTAACCGTCTTAGCTTTAATAATGTTACCAACAACTTCCGTCTTATCCTTTTCTTTTTTCTTTGAAAGATAAATGATTGTAGACGCGGCATACTTGAGGCCACTACCGCCTCCCATTTCTTTAGTCGGGACATAAGATCCGATGACATCATAGGTGTGATTTGTAACTATAAGGGGAATGTCTGCTTGACCCAACTTTAAAGTTAACATTCTAAACGCACCTTTGACTAATTGAGATTTAGTCATATCACGGACTTGCTTATCGTCCAGTGCATCTCGGATTTCCTTCTCCGTGGAAAGCATTCCTAAAGAGTCTAACACAAACATACATGGTTTGCGATCTTCTATAGGCATTTCTAGATATTTAGCAACTGCCTTAAGTGCCTTTGTTCTAAACTCTTCTATTGTTACTACATTTACTACTACTGTACGTGTTAGATCTAGCCCACGTGATTCAAGTAATCCTTTATTAACGGCAGCCTCAGTATCGAAATAGAGACAGTAACCATCAGGGTTCCTATCCAAAAAATTCTTGACCACTGCGAGGGAGAAGTAAGTTTTACCAGTGCTAGACTCACCAGCAATAGCAGTGATTTTATTACTAGACACACCACCATAAATGGAACCACTAACCAATCCGTTAAAGATGTACGATCCTGTGTCGATGTATCTTTCTGTTTCATCTATGTCTGCTGCTATTTGGGTGTATTCGTCACCAATTTCTTTAACAATGTCTTTAAGAAAATCCATAATTTTTTAATTCATTAAGTAGTTTAGTGTTAGATATCACACTCATATTGTTCAGGTCTTTCTACATTCAACTCATCTCTAATATTTTTTAAAAGATAATATAGTCTAGTATCACCACCTAAGGCAAGAGCCCTTACAATAGTATCTAAATCTTTATAGTTGATAGGTAATTCCATTAGGAGAAAAATGATTCTAACGTTACAGTTTTTTCTACATTCCAACCAATCGCATCAAGAATTGCTTTGAGTGGTTCCACGAAACTCTTCTCGAATTGTAGGTCATAATCAATGTATTTGTCAAGTCCAAGTTCTTTAGGAAAATCTTGAATGAATGATACAACGTTTTCCTGTATAGTGTTCGGTTTTCTAAGATAGAGAAACTTGACCTTCTCTCCATTACCGATAAGTGAATACTTATTAGTCAACTTTTTCTGTTTAACATAATGGTTGAATAATAATGCACCCCGTATATGTATAGGAGTTCCCTTTGCATATATCGTAGAGGATGCCTGATACTTGCGAACATCAGATGCAGTACGAGGAAATGCTATGTCTTCTGGTGGTAATGTTTTGAATTCCTTACGACATGCATCAATGTAATCAATCACTTCATCTTCTGTTCCATTCATCATTATCTTCAATGCATCTTTAATCATTGTGCGACATGGTGCAGGAGTAGAAGACTTAACTGCTTCAATACCCATCATCTTTAGTTTGGGTTCATCATATCTAACTCCCTCACTATCCCATACATTTAAGATGTATCTTTTCTTTGCAGTCCAGATACCACGATCAGCAATGTTCTCACGTTTCATCACCATCTTGTTATCATACGCATTTACGTACGAGGCCAACGTCTCATAAGAACTCTCAATATACTTTTCAAATTCCACTTCACACACCTTATTAAGGAACGTGCAAATCCCCGAACCATCCTTCTCTCTATCTTTGTATACGACCTCCACCAAAGGCCCAAGATTAAGATAGATGGAATCAGTATCTGAAGCAATAACATAATCTTCATTCTCCGTTTTTAATATTTTGTTTAAGTACCTATTCATGCGGTTCTCTATCCAACGAATAGAAACCTGACCAGATAGTGTAATAGCTTCTGCGTTGGCAAGTTTATAATAGCGAAAATATTGATTGCCAATAGCACCATAAGCACTATTAAGTTGAATCTTCCTCGCCATCTGAATGTTGTTACATCTAGCGATCTCCTTCTCCAACTTTTTAGATTTTTTCTTTTCATACTCCTGCTTTGCTTGTAGCATTTTCTTTTTGTAAATGGTTCGATCTTTATAGATCTTCTCCATTAGTTCTGGTAGGAAACCACGAACATCCTTTCGATACATTGCACCATTTGCACAGATTGCATTATCCTTATGCATCTCAAAAGTCAATTCCTCATTAAGTATTTTATCAACAGTTGCTGTTGGATGTTTTTGTTCAAGGAGTGTCTCTGGGGAAATATTATATTGCATAATAAGATGAGGGTACAGAGAGTTAAGGTCAAAACTAACCACCCAATCATACTTGCCTGGTATTGGTTCTTTTACATAAGCACCTGCGTACTTTGCGTCCTTATCAGTTTGTTCTTTAGGAGGAATAACAACATTTCTTTTTTTAAGATAGTTGTAGATAATTGTATCCCACATACGAACTTGAGAGAATACATCAGCATAGTTTGCCTTAGCATCATAAGCCATAACTATTGCTAGTTCAATCAATTTCATCTTGTCTTCCAGACGGTCAACAAGTTCAACGTCAATGATGTTGTATTCTACAAACTTCTGCCAACCTTTTGTATAGAAATCCTTGAATGTATCAAACTCTGAGTGATCAAGTTTTTTCTCTCCAAGTTCAACACTAGCAATATAATCCAAACGATATGATTCTTGTGCCTTGTATGTAAACTTCTTATACAGATTGAGATAATCAAGTTGAGTTACACCACCAATATCATAAGATATTTGTTTACGACCCATTATATGGATTTCTCTTTCAGTCACTAATCCCCATGGAGACATTCTCCTCATTAGTTTCTCACCAAGAACACGATCAAGTCTTCTGGTCAAATATGGAATATCATATAGTTCACTGTTCCATCCAGTCACAACCTCTGGTGTATTTTCTTCTACCATCCACCAGTTAATAAAACTAAGTAAGAGTTCATACTCCGTTTTAAATGATTTGTATATTACATTGTCTTGTTTATTATCAAAATTTCCTAGACCCCATGTACGAATCTGTTTGGTATTATAATCTTGAAGACTAATGAGTAGAATTTCTTCAGCAGCAGATTCTACATCAGGGAAACCATTCTCTGACTTTACCTCAATATCGAGTGTAGATATTTTAATCTTGTTTATATCAAACTTTATCTCATCCTCTGGATACTGCTCAGAAATATACTGGTATATAAATCTCTCATTACCAAAAACTTTAAACCCTTCTACACCATCATACTTCTTTATAAAATCTCTACTCTCACGTACAGTTCCAGGCTTGACTGCCTCAACATAATCACCTTCTAAGGTTTTATACTTGGTCTTCTTATTAGAAGAGACAAAAAGGGTTGGATAAAACTTCTCTCTGTTCGCAAAATGTTTTCCATTTTCGTAACCACGAACTAAGAAGTTGTCTCCAACCATCTGGACGTTTGTATAGAATCGCATTATGTAATAAGTTTTTCGTACTTTTTAAGTAGAGTTGCCTTAGGATCAACAAGGGTCAATATCTTATCTGATGATATCATAATTTCACGTTGATTGCTAACATCTATTAACCATTGTGAAAGAGTATCCTTATCACCTATAAGATAAGGATCAATTAATTTACAATCAGGTTCACCTAATTCAGTTGATACTTCTTCAATCTGTGAAATTAATTTCTGATGATTCGTCAGGAGTATAATCTTTATCGACATTTATTCTTTCCTCGTAAATTTCTTTTAGTCTAGGTACAGGTTCAACAATAGTAACTAACCAATCAGCCCTAACAGGTATTTTTCTCTCATCAGAAAATATAAGCCATGGTGATAACATTACTTCAACATCATGTTTACCAGTTTCTCTTTGTTCTTCTGTTAAAAACTCAGGTGGTCTAGACTCTATAACATAAGCGTTTTGAAAAAGATAACCATGTAGTTTCTCATCAGCAACTAATTCTTTTACATCTGATATCACATGTTCACCAGATTTTAATATAGCAAGTTTTATAGACATTGTTTTTATCGGTTAATAATAGTATAGCATAAAAAAAGAGGACAGTCAACTAAGTTGGCGGCCCTCGGTTCCATCTCGAACTCATGGTTATTTATATGTAATCCTTACGAGCATGATGCTCTGGAACAACTTTGTTTAAGTTAACAGTTAAGAGTCCATCTTCAAACTTGACGGATCCAATCTCCGTATCGTCGGTGATCGTCCAAACTCGTTCGAAGGAACGTTGGGCCAGTCCTTTATAGACATATTCTCCAACATTTTCTGATTCTTCTTTCTTACCTTCGACATATAATTTTCCAAACTCTGTGTAGACTTTAACTTCATCTTTTTTGAAGCCCGCCAATGCAATCTCAAGTTTTGATTCATGGTTGTTTAGTTGTATCAAATTATATGGTGGGTAATTTGATTGCGGTGATTCGTTAAAAAATCTATTTAGATAGTCATCCATTCCTATGCCATTTTGTCTTATCACCTTCATTAGTTCTGGAAGGTTGGCTGTATGATAAGTTGCTAAGTTAGTCATGATAGTTCTCCTTTAAAAGCGAGTGTTTAGTTTTTGTACCCGAAGCGTACACTACTAATTATATCTTAAACTACTTTTATGCTAGGAGGACAACCCAACAACATAGGTTCGGGTTTCGTCTTCACTCTTTACTTGGTACGTTTTACCGCACCTTTTTTTTACTGTTGCCTTTAGTGGATTTGCATTGAAAGAAATCTTAGCAATATCTTCTGGTGTAAATTTTCTCATTGGAATTTGGGGCCTGAATAAAAAAGTGTTATGCTGTGTCTTTTTCCTTTTGTTACTGGAGTAACTCTATGAGGAATGCTTGATTTAATTATAACAACATTACCTGGTTTTGCAAGTTCTCCAACTTCTCTTTCTCCACCATTACCAAATATAAAAAATTTACCTCCTTCATATGGTTCGAGTGAAGCATTGATTAACATTGTGAATTTAATATCATAGGTTGCACTATTAGATCCATCACAATGCCAACCATACTCTCCTTTGTGCTGACTAGAATATTCATTTAGTCTTATGTAATTAGCATCATATTGAGGCCAAATATTATAACCAAACTGTTCCTGATTGATTCTTAAGAATGCTTGCTCTAATGGTTCGAATGGTTTTTTAAAATGAATCCATTGAGCCATTTTAACATTTGCTATCTTAGTTACACCAATAGCAGGTTCATCTTCCGCATCTGCTGTTACTTTAGAAAATGCATCATGTAGTTGTACTAAATCTTCAGATGAAAAAATGTCAGGAAAATACCAATATGCTAAATTAGTTATCATTTATATTCCAGATTCTATCACAATAATCTTTTATAGATCTATCAGAGGAGAAGAAACCAGATCTTGCGATGTTCAACAATGACATTCTATTCCATGTATCCTTTTTTGTCCAGGCCTGACTGACTTTATCTTGAGCATTGATATAATCCTCAAAGTCAGCCATTACAAAAAATGGATCATTATTTTTTAAATTATATATTAAAGGTGAGAACATATCTCTATCACCTGCACTGAAATGTCCACCCTCAATAAGACGTATTGCTTCACCTAATTCTGTACCAATATAATGTTGTGGATCATAATGATTCTTTTGCAGTTCAGCAATCTCAGATTCAGTCTTACCAAATAAGAAGAAGTTCTCCTCACCCACAAGGTCACGTATCTCTACATTAGCACCATCTAATGTACCTATAGTCAGAGCACCATTCATTTGGAACTTCATGTTTCCTGTACCTGATGCTTCTTTACCTGCGGTAGATATTTGTTCTGATAAGTCGGCAGCAGGATATACTTTCTCTCCTAGTTTTACACTATAATTTGGTAGGAATATAACTTTTAAAAGATCTCTACTATCAGGATCATTATTAACTACCTCTGCAATATTACAAATAAAGTTAATAATCATCTTAGCCATATAATAACCTGGTGCTGCTTTACCACCAAAGATTACCGTGCGTGGAACAATATTATCTGTCTGTCCATTTTTAATACGAAGATACTGTACAATAACTTCAAGAGCACGAAGATGTTGTCTCTTATATTCATGTATTCTTTTAACATGAACATCAAACATACTTAAAGGGTTAACAGTAATACCGAGATTATCTTGAATATAAACAGATAACTCATGTTTACCAAGTAACTTAGTTTGTTCAATCTTTTCTAATGCTTCTACATCATATTGATTGTCTTCTAACTTTTTAAGTGACTCCATATTAGTAATCCAATCTTCACCAAGATATTCATTTAAAAAATCCTTAATCATAGGAGACACCCATCTGCGTGGAGTAACACCATTAGTTACGTTAGTAAACTTATGAGGCCACAAGTCATAGAAATCAGGCATTAAGTTTGTCTTAATCAATTCCGAATGTAATGCTGCAACACCATTAACATGATGAGATCCTACAGTTGCAAGATGAGCCATACGAACTGACTTACTACCAGACTCATCAATAATAGATAATTTACCTAACATAGATTCATCACCAGGATAATTCAATCTTACTGTCTGTAAGAACCTAGCATTAATTTCATAGATAATTTCTAAATGCCTTGGTAGTAGATATTTGAATAAACCAAGATCCCATTTTTCCAATGCTTCTGGAAGTAGAGTATGGTTTGTATATGCTATAGACCTAGTTGTTATATCCCATGCAGTATCCCAATCAAAACGTTTATCATCTACAAGTAATCTCATCAATTCTGCAACAGCAATAGAGGGATGAGTATCATTAAGTTGTACTTGATATCTGTCTGGAAAATCTTCTAAAGGTACTCCACACTTTTCTAAGTTACGAATCATATCTTGAAGAGACGCACTTACAAAGAAGAACTGTTGTTTCAATCTAAGTTGTCTTCCTTGATCTGTACCATCATTAGGATAAAGAACTTTAGATATAGTTTCTGATTGTACTCCTTGTTCTACTGATCCAAGATAGTCACCTATGTTAAATGCATAGAAGTCAAATATCTCAGTAGCATCTGCTCTCCATAGTCTTAGTCTATTACAACTATCAACTCTATATCCTAACTGTAATACATCATAAGGAACTGCTACAACCTGTTCTTCTGGAACCCAACGACATCTGTAATTACCATGATCTGATGTATAGTGTTCTACCTTACCACCAAATCCTACAAGACAAGACTCATCTGGATAACACATCTCCCATGGCCAATCTCCATGCAACCAGTTATCAGTAACTTCTATTTGTTGTCCTTCTTTTATTTCTTGTTTAAATATACCAAACTTATATCTTATACCATAACCAGTAGCAGGTACTTTCAGAGTCGCAAGAGACTCCATATAACATGCAGCAAGACGACCAAGACCACCATTACCTAATCCTGGTTCTTCTGCTAATTCTAGCACCTGATCTAATGTTGTATTATAATCCTTTACTGCTTCTTCTGCTTCTTTATATACACCTAAATTTAAAAGATTATTTCCTAACTGTGGGCCAATCAAAAATTCTGCAGAAAGATATGCTACTTTTTTTTCTACACTACAAATATCAGGTGCAAGATGATAGTCTATCATCCTATCCCTTATAGCATAACACAATGCCATGTAGATATCATGAGATGAAGCAGTCTCAGATCTCTTCCCTAATGTATAATAAAGACGATTCTTGATTGCAACAGATAAATTACTCGTCAACTTTTTTCTTCTTGCTACCTATATTATACTTTGTTTCAAGTATCCAGTCATCTTTGTCTCTATATGCTAATACTTTGATCTGGTTTAAAGGAGCAATATCTTGTATCTTAGTTACATCCACAATCCCAATAAGTCCCCAATCAGCAAGAAGCTGAGCAATACGATTCCGACGCTGAACATCGTTAGAAGTAAGGTTAGCGTGTTTCCCGTCAAGAGCAAAAAGTTCTTTAAAGTGGACAAGGTAATACCTCCCTTGTTTATGAAGTATATGACAACTTTGATATATCTTTTTCTCTTTCCTTGATGCTACTCCGATTCTAGTTAGAGTCTCTCTAACTTTTAAAAAGTCATCTGGTTCTTTTAATGTAACTTCTACCATTTGATCGGTAGTCCATTTCACTTCAGGCTCTTGCACCACACTCATCGTTTTCCTCCAGTTTCAAATTTCGATTTTATAAAATTAAGTTGTTCAGTTGTGAGGATTTTAAGAGCTTGTTTTGCTTTCTCGTTACTATAACCATAATAACGTTTTACCATGTCAAGATCTTTAATCTCATCTTTACGGAGCCAAGGAGAGAATCTCTTCTTAGGTCTGAGTGTATTTAGATAAAAATCATATTGCAACTTTTTAGGTAAAAAATGATACTGATTCATTTCATTTGCAAACATGATTGAATCTAGGTGACCAGAATAAATACGGTTCACAATATAGGGTGCATAGTCCTTCTCCAATGAAGGATCTTCTTCAATAAGATTTTTCTTTGTTTGGTTAATTGAGTTCAACCAATCTTTCAATTCAGTCATGATTTAATAAATTTATATGCTAGTGAGACTCTAAATCCAGTGTAATATCTATGCGTTCCATCTGCATAGTGTGTTATATGAGATGGAAACATTATAGCACGGTTTGGTTTATATCCAATAATTTTTGTTGGTTCGTTACCATCCTCTGAAAAGATAAGATGACCACCCCAGTTTATTTCCCATACTGGATTTGGATAATATAGAAAGGTATAATCTCCATCATCTGTATGAGGATTTCCTGACTGGCCTGCTGATTGACCATTAGCATATATTCTGCGTACTCTATAAGATATCCCTAGTTTATGGCAGATAATATCATACAAATATTTACTGAAGTATTCTTCTTTATGGAGTTTATCCATATGCCAAAACCAATTATTATTGTTGCCTCCACTTGGAGCCCACTTAGGTCTTAACAATAGATCAAAGATCTCCTTTCTAATATCTTCAGTAAAGAAATTATCATAGACATTAATACTAGGAGTAATAACAACCTTACTTAATTCCAATGTCGGATTACCCCCGCAATAATAAAGCAATTAGTGATAAGATAACTGAAAAATATAAGAGTCCGTACCACAAGTACGTGATTGTCATATTTTTTTGTTCGCTCGTCTGCGAATGATCCGAGTGCATACTTCCAGATTCTCCAGAGCCTAATCATATTTAATCCAATGCCGATCTTCACGACGTGTATTATCTATCTTCCTATTAAAAGGAAAACTAACAGATAGTCTTTTAGTATGTGATGTTGCTAAATGAGGATAATATCTTGGTATCCAAATAGCATCACCTGGTTGCATATCAACGTCCAATATAGGTTTTTGATCAATCTCTATCTTAACATCTTTCTTATCTTTTAGCAATTCCTCAGGATTAGAAACTGCCTCCCATACTTTAAAATTTGTTGTTCCCTCACATTGAACTATAACATTATCACTCATATCAAAATGAATTTCAAATGGATGTACTGGTTTTAAATTACGACACAAGTAAATATGTGCATCTGTTTCTTGATCATATTCATCTTCTAAATTTTTAGCAAACTCATTTATTTTTTCTGTAACTCTAGACATGTCTGTAAAATAACAAACACCACTTTCCTCAATAATTTTTTCTAGTAAACTAGACGGATAACAATTAGCATCAGTGCACCAGTAATTATTTTTCCATGTATCAGTTCCTTCTCCAAATACCCTCACTCTACGTACAGACATTAAAGGTCTTATATTAAGAATATCAGACATTTCTTTCCAAGATAATAAATTAGGATAGTATCCTTTTTCAAATTTAGGAATCATTTATCTACAAGATACACGTTACCAGAAATTGATATACGCTTTTCATCTGACGTATAGAATGGATTTACTCCATGATACATTTTGGCGGGGAAAAATACCATAGACCACTCCCATTTACTATCAAGGTTTATATGGTAAGACTCTTGCCCACCAAGAGTGCTATTATATGAAAAATAAAATGCTGAAGTCTCATTACCCTTTACCTTTGGATATACTTTTTGTTCTTTCATATAATCAAAAGGTATCTTCACCCAAATTACAAATGAAAATGAACCTGTATGAATATGGGCTGGATTAAAATCATACTTACTTTGATAGTTAACCCATAGTTCACCTAACTGGAAATCAGGATTCTTTTGCTGAAGTTTTTCTAAAGGTAAAATTGAAGCAAGATAGTTTGCTTGTACTCCAGTCATACTTGGATGCAAATTAAATTGTTCCATATACTGGTATGATAATAATTGTGCAAACCTAGAAACTTCTTTAGTTATAGGAAGTGTATATTCTTCTTGAAGATGACCCCTGAGAGTGTTTCTAGCATCTTGTCCATGATTCTGCATAGAAGAAAGCAGTTCTTCTCTCACGGACTGAGGAACAACCGCATGTAACCAACCTGGTGATTTTATCCAGTGGGGTTTAATCTGTATCATATTTTTTTAATTGTGCCTCCAATACATATTCCATACTCTCAATATTTTCCCTTAAATAATCTTCCCAAGGATTTCCCTCTATATGATCATGCAAATGAGCAAGATGATTTAAAGCAAATATCAATTTGGTTTTATCATTCAACTTCATTTTTTCTAGACCTATTCTTAATAATAATCCTATCGTTTTCGTAGTCAGCCACAAACTCCAAGACATCCATGTGATCCCACATTAACTCTTCATAGAGTGCATTCAGTCTCTCCATATCTTCATAGAGATCATTTACATGTTCTTCGCTCATCGAATAATTTGAATGTTGTTGTCCTCAGTCCAGAGTTCGACTTCATCTCTGAAACGACCATCTTGTTTTAGTTTGTCGTATCTTTTGGTTGCTTTACGTTTCCACCAAGAAATTATATTCTCTAAATGGAACTTGTCCCAATTCTGACCTTTCTTTAATTTATCTTCTTCTCCAAGTAACACTTCTCTAATGTTAGCATATCCATAATCAGAAATATAAAATCTTTTCTTTTGAGTAAGTCCAAAAGCCATATCTATAACATCGTTGAACTTAGATAACTTAGCATCTCGTCCATATTCTTTTAATGAATTCTTAATCCATGAAATCATTTTTGTTTGACGTTTCATTTTTTTAGAAGATGCCTTATTATCTGTAAGGGGTTGATTACCATTTAGTTTACTAAAATGATCATGAAGTTTATGGAAGGCATCTGCATGGAGCAGAGGAAGGAACTTACTCTCAGTTAGACCTTTATACCTTATATAAGGTTTAAGACCGTCATACTGCGATGCAGAGGTTGTAGAACCATATAAGGATGTAGTTTCAAATAATCCAATATCTTTCTCAAAGACTTCGTTCAATGTCTCTCTAGCAAAATGAGATACACATAGAAGTGCTAATAGTTTACCACCAAGATAATTGTATCCAAAAGGTTGTGATGGAACTATAACGAATCCCATAACAGCATGACGATTGAATATAGAAAGATTAGGTTGATTGCCTAACCAAATATTTCTAGGTTTAGAATTAATAGTAGGAGAACCAAAACGAATGAATCCCAATACTTGTTGGGATCTTTTCTCATAGACCATCCAACGAAGTTCTCTACCTGGTATATTACTTTCGTTATTGTGTGATGAAACTGCTTTTAAAAGATTATTATAATGATCCTGTGGTAGTGATTGATTAAACCTACTACCAACAAACTTAATATCAAATTCCATCTCTTCTGGATGGATATCCTCATTAAAAAATTCATCCTTTAAAGAAGTCAAAGGATTTGTTTCCGTTACAATCTCTCTCTTTACATAACGAAGATAATCTTCTATAGATGTAAAGTGTCCAAAATAGTCAATAAATTCATCGGCAGCCCATTCAGCGTCAGCCTCAGGAATTATCATAATTTAAAAATTTTAATAATACTTTTTACAAGTGGTGTTTTCCTTGAAACACTACATAAGTATCTTACCATAGAAACTAAGTAATCGCCTTCCATTTCTTGAAACATGTACATATTCAAACGAAAAGCATAGTTTGCTTCAGTAATAATAGCATTAACATCAGATTGATCTACAGGTAATTTGTTAAGAGTTTCTCTGTACATCTGTTTATATTCTTTCTTATCTTTAATATCAGGAAACTCATAAAACTCTAGACCACCATCAGTTAGATTCATTGCGTTCTCAGCAATGTTTCTTAGAATTTGTCCTCCAGATAAATCACCAAGATAACGAGTATAATGATGACCAACTAATAACTTAGGATCTTCATGTGCTACCTCTCTAATACGATTAATGTATTGCTTAGTTGCTGCTGTTGGATATATTTTATCTTTCCAGTTCTCACCAAAATAGAATTCACAATCTTTAACTAATGCATCATGTCTTTCTAAGGCACTAAGTTTTAATGGGCCTACAAAAGGATCATCCTCTAACCTTCGTACCTCAGTTTCTAATTCATGGTATATAAAATAAAAATTAGCAACTAATTGTCTATAGTTTTTTTGGTCTATAACACCTCTAAGAAATGAAGCAACAAAACTTGTGTTCTCAGCCATAGAGTGAGACTTCTTTGTTCCTTCTTTTATTTGCTTTGAAAAATCTGAGATCATTTTACTACCATATCCTCTTTGTAAATAATACCTGGTGGTGGAACTAAGGGCTCATAACGACCTCTTGGTTCTGAACGAAATAAAAGAGTTTCTACTAATAAATTTATATCTGCAGAAATAATATTTCCAGATTCAGCCATTTTGCGAAATCCATTACCAACATATATTTGTCCTGCGAATACAGATACAGTTGCTGCACCCCAAAAAAGATAATACCACCTAGATTTCACTTGATGTCTTTGTCTACTTGGTTTTAGTTTAGTCATAATCAGAAAAAGTTGCAACTAATACCATCCTTCTACCCCTCTTGGGAGGATAGTTATAATGCTTTCCTTCAAATATTATAGCATCATTTTCCTTTCCTGTAAACTCCTCACCTTCACAAACAGTGCTACCACCCTCAGGGTTAGTAAGATAACACAAAAAGTTTTTATGAGGGAAAGGATGATCCGTATGTGGTAAAGAATGACCTTCACCATCAATAGGCATAGTAACATTAACAGCTATTCTATAAATTCTATTAACTTTTATCTTATTGAATTCTAATATTCCTCTTACTACATCATGTGCATCTGTTGTTTTTTGTGCTATAGGTACTGAGTATAGAAATCTCTCATTAGCTGGTAAAAGAAATACATGACCATAGAAACCAAAATTATAACAGTTATCATCCCAATCAGGAGGATTATAAGCACCCATCTCACAATGACGTTCAGACCAATTCCAAGTGATCTCTTCACTCATACAATATTTTTTAAAGTCCAAATATTCTGCTGACTTAGGATTATAAAGTTTTTTAAGCATAGGTACAGACAAATACAACTCTACGTTTTTCTTTTGGGGTTGTGTGAAAATGAACACCATCAAATATTATACAATCATCTTCCTTAGGAGTATAATTTTCATACTGATAATCTCTTTCCATTCTAGAAGTATCTCCTCCTGCATCAGTAAAATATAATAAAAAATTATAATGAGGATACTCATGATCAGTATGTGGATACCCTGTTTTCACTTTTGGTTGTGGACTAACAGCATTTAGATGCATTCTAAAAATCATATTAAGTTTAATACGATTAACTTTAAGAATATCAGAAACTATCATACTTGCCTCCATAGCAAGTTCTTGATCATATTTACTTGAAGAGAAAGTTGTTGGAAAATATAAAGGTCTATCAATCGCTGCTATAGGTGCTTCAGCTCTTCTCAATAAACAACGATGATACATTGGAAACCCACCCCAGTTTCTCTCTTTCTTTTGTTCTGGAGTTAAACATTCTATAGTACTAATAACATCTTCATCCTTACCAAAGTTAAGAGTATCAGGAAGATATTCCCATTTAAACTCACCCCCAAGAATTTTTTTCTTAAAGTTATTATATAAAGGAGTACGTGGATTATATAGTTTTCTTATGTTCATTTTCCTTTTTCCAATATTCAATTAAGAGTTTTAACTCTTTGATTCTTTGTTCAGCTGAATCAATTTTATCTTGTGTATTCATTTTGTAAAACTAAACCAACCAGTTACAATATATTTGATCTCAGTTAGAGATGGTAAACCACGATGTGGATGAGTCCAATATGCTGGCCATATTAACATACTTCCTGCTTTTGGTTTAAATTTAATATCCTGTGTTGGAAATTCTGTCTCACCACCATCTGTAACATCATTAAGATAAAGCATCCATGCTAACAATCTCCTTTCAGCAAAACCATTAAACAGACCCATGTTTTCACTATGTAATAAAAAATATGCTTCGTTTGGTAAATATTTTTGTATATTAAATGAATGAGATATATCCCATCTAGCTAACTGATGTAGAAAAGGATACTTGTTTTTATATTGTTCGATTGTTGATGCAAGAACTTCTGCTAGGTTCTCAAAAACATTAGGTTTGTTCAAAGCATCAGCAGATATGTACATCTCTGTGCATCGTTTTACTTTATCATAATCAATAGTAAAACCTTTCTCAACATTTACTGCACCTTGACGATGTAACTTAGGATTGTCCTCATAAAAATCAATTATTTCTTGGCATTGTTCAAGAGTCATACAATTTTCATTCACGTGAATAAGATTATCAATCATTTGAATTCACATTCTACCATGATCTCTGTTAAACATGCAAGCATATTTATTTCTTGATCTGCGACGAATGCCATTTGATATTGATACTTAGCAATAACAAGAACAGCAGCAGGTATAGTAGTCGGAACCAAAGATTCGTAGAGACTATCATAAATCCTGCGGAATAGGACAGAAGTATCATTGTCCATATTACTGTTGACCCACTTACGAACCTCTGAGAAGTTCTTTGTCTTAAGATTTTTAATAAGGTCATTGACTGCGACATCTGAAAATGCTGCTAATATTCCACTATCTATCTTACCACTAACTGAATATCTTTGACATTCATTTAGGACTCTTCTCCAATCTGGAAAATGTTTGTTTATTAATTCTGCTAGTACTTTCTTATCAGCTTCAATCCTTTCTTTGTCCAAGACATGGTTAAGTCTTTGGAAGAAAGCAGCTGCGATTTGCTGCTTTTCTTTCCCTCTGATACTAAAGTCAACCACCGCACATCTTGAGTGGAGGGGTTCGAGGATTTTGTTTTTGTAGTTACAGGTGAAGATAAATCTACAATTTCCTGCAAACTCTTCGATAAATGCTCTGAGCAGTAATTGTACGTCGTTCCCTGTGTTATCTGCTTCATCAATGATGATGACCTTGTGCTTCGCCTCCGATGACAACGATACAGTAGATGCAAAGTTTTTTGCATTGTTTCGTACTGTGTCGAGGAATCGTCCTTCGTCTGATCCATTGATGACATAAAAGTCTACTCCCAATTCGTTACATAGGGCCTTTGCTACCGTGGTCTTACCAATACCTGGTGGGCCAGCAAGTAACATATTAGGTATTTCTCCTTTATTTAGAAACTCCTTAAATGTCTTTTTTATATTGTCTGGTAGAATACATTCGTCAATTGTAGTGGGTCTGTATTTTTCAACCCATATAAAGTCACTCATTTGTTTTTTAAGATTTTTTTATTATTCGTCAGTTGAAGCACCTTCCCAACTATCGCCCATGTAGTAATCTTGCCATTGTGTATTATGTGCTGAACCTTTTTTACGTTCAAAGTCTGGAGGTGGTGGAACCATATTATCCTTATAATCAAATATACCCATATTTCTAAGTGCCTTTCTTTCCTCTCTAGGTGAAATCTCACCACTATATGGAATGCCCACAACTTCACATGCAAACAGTTCAATAAAGTATATCACAGCGAAAGACTTTACAAGAACAATATCACCTGCAGCAATCTTAATTATTTTTTCAATTAGAGGTTCTTTACCTGTGTAATTATCTTCAAAATAATCTAAGATTTCATCTTCATGTTCATTATATAATGGAACATTAATTGTGTCTTTTAGATGTTTTGTGCGACCACTTTCCTTATATCCTTTAAGGAAGATCTCTTTCCAGTCTTCCTTATTATAGATCTTTTTTAGTTTCTTGGCGAGGGTAGTCATTTATCCAAATGTTGAATCAGGTTCTAACGCAATAAAGTAAGTTAAATCGTGTTGAGTGTTTTGGAACTTGGATAGTAATTTAGAAGAAACTGTTACATCATATGGGCCTGGAATAATTTTAATATTCTCTACCTTGAAGTTAAATGTGAATATCTTTTCAGTTTCACCAACTACAACTGCATATTCATTAGAAGTATCATTCTTCTTATCACGCACCACAAGTTTAACAACACCTGCCTCACCAACAACACAAAAATCAGGGAGTTGATAAACGGCAGCCGCTTTTAGTAACTTTTCTAATGAACTAGTATCCAACTTAAATTGAACATCATCAGATGGAAGTTCAATTGCTTTATCAGGTGGAGAAATAATTACACTAGGATCTGCGTAGAAGTATTTAACTTTTCTCTTTCCTTCACGGATAGTTAAATAAGATTCTTCTTTAAAGTCCATCTCAGGATCTTGATGAAGACTCAATCCATTTAAGAATTGATTGAGATCATAAACTGCAAAATCACGTGGAAACTGTTCATCCACAATTGCTTCTGCAAGAATGTTTTTTGCAACAGAAATAGTACGAAGTTTATCTCCTTGTTTTACAAGGATTGAATTATTAATTCCTGCGAAATTTTTAAGAATAGTTAGGGTGTTATCAGATAGTTTCATAATTAAGGCATTTGGTCAAATTCGCCAGAGGGCATTGATGGTTCTCCATAGTGTCCATCAAAGTGTAGTAATAGCATAGCATAATGTATGACTTTTAACAAGTCTTTTTTATTTTTTCCGTCTTTACTTCCATACCTACTACCATACTTAAGTATGTTTGCCTGACAGAATCCTGATGCTATATCTCTAGCAGCCATTAAATCTATTGTTTGAACCTTACGAAACTCATGTTTCGTTCCAGTGTAATGTCCATTATAAGTATTGGAAACATACTCTTCAATATCTTTTAGAATTTCTTCTTCATGATATTTGTATTGATG